AACATGTGAATTTTGGTTTATATGATATAGTCAATGATGTTGATGTGTTTTTCTTAGATAAAGCTAATTCGACTTTTTATGCTACTGATGATCAAATTATTCCCTTGCTAGATAGACTAGTTGAATGGTATAATGGTGTTTCAGATAAACTAAAAGAGTTCAATAAAAATAAAAGAATAAACGAATTAAAGAGGGAATTAGAAGAATTAGAGGGATAAATCATGTCTATTTACGTAACAGGTGACTTCCATGGTAGTATGGATATCAAAAAAATTAGTAGTAAAAATTGGCCTGAAGGTAGGAAACTAACTAGCGACGATTTCCTAATCCAATTAGGAGATTTTGGTTTGATCTGGGATAAAATAGGTTGCAAGAAAGATAAACAACATAATCACTGGAGAAATTGGTTAGGTGAGAAATCATATACATTTTGTTTTGTAGATGGAAACCATGAAGGATATACTGAACTAGAACAATTCCCAATTGAACATAAGTTTGGTGGGAAGGTAAGAGTTATCCCTACTGATAATAAACCACTATATCAATTACTAAGAGGTGAAGTATATAATTTTAATGGTCATAAATGTGTGTCACTAGGTGGTGCTGAAAGTCAGGATAAACAATGGCGTATACCTGATGTGAGTTGGTGGAAACAAGAAAACTGGAATCATGCCGAAACAGAATATATTATTGATCAAATACAAGCTAATCCTGATATAGAATATGTATTCGCTCACACTTGTCCTGATAGTATTGGATATGAAATTCTGAAACGTATTGGTGTTGGTAATTTAGGAACATTAGAATATTATCAGAGTAAATGTGAATGTCAGGTGGCTAGGGCTATGCAAGTATTAGTTGATGAATTTGGGTTGAAACCTAAAGAATGGCATTTTGGACATTTTCATGTTGATTATTTTGTAACAGAGAATAATGGCATTAAGTATCAATGTCATTATAACCATAAACCAACAAAAGTGATATAATGAAACATCTTTTTAGAATATCAACAAAGAAGAGTAGTGTATGGTCTGATAGAGAACCTAAACCCGTTTACTACGTAGCTACAAGTAAAGAAGACGCTAAGAAATGGGCTGAACAAAACTTGAAAGAAGGATTGTCAGTAAGAGCTATCAGTAAATTAGCAAAACAACTTGCACCTAACGTTTTTAGTTCTGCTGAATAAGAGGATAATATGAACTATGCACGATAATTACGATAGACCTGATCGTGTGACAGAACTTGATTTGGAGGACAAATAAAATGAAAAGATATAATCTAGGTAATGGTTCAGAAGTATTAGTACTATATGAAGGGATCATTGTAATCAACGAAAACCAAATAGAAGATAAGATAGAAACTGATAGTTGTCATGCTAAGGATATTGTGTTTTTAAATGTTTTTAATGATAATGTTATATTTGCTTTTGAAAACGAGAACGACAATTTAGAATATATTGGTGTTTATGATACAACCAATTTAGAATCAAAAATTATAGAATCTATTCCTACACACATTGGAACTATTATTGATGGAAATATACAATATCATTCCATTAACATAAAGTCTATACATGGAGATATCAAAGACCCATTTCGATTTGCTATTAGTACCAAAGGAGATAAACATTATCTAATCGTATTTGATTTTGGAATTAATAATAGTGTGTATTTTAGAGAATTAGAACCAAATAGAAATATAAATCATATATATTGGGATGAATCTGCAAACAAAGATTTGACTTTGGTTTATGATAACGGACTAAGAGTGAATATTAGTAAATCGCGTTATGAAACTCAAACACCACAACTAAGTGACTTCTTAGAGGATGATATGGAATCAGAGATCATCACTTTTCATGATAAGAGTACAAGTAGTGTACAAGTATTGACCGTAAAGGATATTCTTCATGACCATAGTACACATTTTCAATTAAATGAATGGTGGAGTGGTGAAGGATTTGATTTGACAATAGATAGGAAAAACGATAAAGTACATATAGCATTAACTACTGAAGAAATAGTTGGGTTAAAAAGGTTGTTTGAGGATATCAAATAATTAAGGAATTATAATGAAAACAAAACAGATTTATACTCAATCAAGACGTTCGGGTAAAACAACAAAAATAATAAAAAAATTCATAACGGATTGGGAAAATCAGAATACTAATTCTATTATTGTGGTTCCTAATATAGACATGAAGAAAAGCATAACCGAAAAAATTCTAAAACAATTAAACCATATAACACATTCTTCTATCATTTCTAAAATTTTTACTCCTAATAGTAGTGATGGTTTACGTGGCCAAAAAATAGATACTGTTTATGTGGATGATGCGTTATCCTGCGACAAACAAAAATTGTGGTACGCATGTACTCATGTATTATATGATTGTAATATCATCTGTTATACTACACCAGATAGAATATATAAACATGAAAAAATCGAATTAACTAAGATACTCAAACGAAATCCTAACATGAGAAAATATATAAATGAACATGTGTTACAGGAAATAGATGAGTATTATTGTGAAAATATATTAACTGAGGATTTTGAAATCATTGCTCCTAGTACTGAAGGGTTATCTAAAAAGCAACTTAAAATAGATCACTTTAATAGAATTTTATAATTAAACAAGGAAAAACAATATGTATATGTTAAGTAAATTAACTGAACCTAGTTGGGATAAAATTTTATCTGATTTAGATAAAGTTAAAAGTGTTTTATATAATAACATATGTGATATATGTTTAAGGGAATTAGATACAGAATTTGACATAGATGATTTGTTGAATACCAGATGTGGCGAAGAATTTAGGCTGGATGAGTTAGATCTTACCACAGCGAAATGCGAAAAAGTATATGTAGACGATGAAGGAGTAATGCAGGTTGAAATGACTTGTTGCCTTAAAGAACCTATTAGTCAGATTCACATCACAGCGAAATTAGATAACAATGATGAATGGACACCGCCACCTAATCGTGATAGGAGTGAGTTATGAAAACACTAAGAGGTTCAACAAGACTCACTATATTATGTGGAAAATGGGCTATTAAAATCCCATATAGCAAGATAGTTTTGGGAAAATCAATGGCGAAGTTGTAATTGTAGATTATGGAGAATGAAATATGAGTGTTAATATTATAGATCTAATATGTAGTAACGACAAAGAACAATTAAGTGGTTATTGGGTTCCGTCTCTAGCTTTAAATTGGACTATTTGTAGAACATTTAAACAGAAAGTTAAAGATTGTGTAGAAGTGTGGAAAGGTGAAGCTATTGCAGTCAACTGGAAAGAAAATCCAAACTGGAAAGAAAATCCAAACTATGAGTCTGATTCGATAGGGATGACATTTTATGAATAAAGAAAAAGATTTACAAAAAATAAAAGCATTGGCTACTGGTGAACAATGTAATATCTTTTGGTTTGATGAAGGTGGTGGGATTATGGTGTTCCAAGTGGATTTAGATATTGGAAAGATGATTGGCGTGATGCACCAAAAGGAATGGTCGATACTCTAAAAGAAGCTATATCACGAGTAAGGGGTAAGTAATGACTAACTGGTTACACAAATTTTATGATGTAGAACAAATCAATGACGCTATAATGACTGCTGAATTTATTGGATGTATTGGTGAGTATATTGAACAATATGGATTTGATTTGTGTGATGAATTACTAGATGTTGTTGATTTGGAAAGATTACATCCAGTTTTAATGGTAGCTTTAATTAGAACAACTTTCTCATTTAGGCACGAATTAAATAATTGGGTAAGTTGTCGTGACAAAATATCAGCGTTATTGTATGAATTAGGTTATGATAGCGCAGGAGTATTGCGAGGGTTATACTAATGTCTAAACATGCTAAACTAAGAGTATGTGCTCATTGTGAATGGATATTTAGAGATGGCATTGATTGTCCTAAATGTGGATTTGGTTCTTATGGCGCTAGATATGTTTATGGCGATGATTGTTATAAGTACGAACGCACTCAACAACCTTGGTTGGATAATAAGATAACTGCTTATAAACTTAAACTACTAGATGAAATTGAAGATGATGTTTCAAATAAGAAACAGTCAATAGAATTACAACAAGAGAGTTTTTTGTGATGAATAAAATCACACCAGAATTTTGAAGGAGATCAAAATGAAAGAAATGGAAATTATTGCTAAATGTGTTAATTGTAAACATTGTCATACGCTTAGTGATTGTACTGGTAATTATTATTGTTCTAAAGGAAAGTGGCATAACAAATATTACAACCAAGATATATGTGAGCATTGGAAACCATCGCTTTCTGATATGAAGTTGTGGATTGAACGAGAAACAATTAAAACCAAAGGAATTCAATATGAAAAATAAATATAGAATTGTAGAGATTAAAAAAGGTAAAAATGTCGAATACTACATTCAAATTAAAAGGTGGTGGTTACCATTTTGGTATACTGTTCTTCTTGGAGAACATGATTCTTTAGATCGTGCTAAAGATAGACTAGAATATCTTAAATTGCCTACTATAAAAACAGTAATCATGAAAGATTAAGGAGTATTATATGTCACATTATTATTGTGAACATTGTGGTAAATCATTTTGTGAAGAGTGTAATTGTGATATTCCTAATAAAGAGTATGAAGAATATTACACAAAGAAAAATGAGTTTATGCAAAAAGGACGACATATAAACTATAAGAAGATTGATGAAGAACTAGAAAAAATGTTTATTGCTCTTCATGGAAAACCACCAGAAAAAACATACCCTTATCGATAAATATTGTTGCTATACTCCAGTGATCCTCTACTAATAAACAAGTTAGATATGATCTGGAGTACTCATTTTAAACGCACTAGGGATTATTTTATTTCTTAGTGCTTTTTTTGTTTACAAATGATTTTAAATGGGGTATAGTGTATTTGTGAGTTGATGATAATAACACTTCACGATGGAGGAAATTATGAGATTGAACATTGGTGGTTATGATGTAGAGACTAATGATTACACTATCTATATTGATGACTTAGTAGTAGATTTAGAACACTCTTATAGTGCTAGAGATGAAAAAGTGTTTGGGGTAGGTGGTGATTATGAGATTGACAAAATCACTACTGGTAAGATAGAATATAACTACACTGACGTTAACGACACTGAGGAAAAGTTTGAGGTCTATGATTCGTTTAGCGTTGCACCTGAGTGGATACAGGGTGTAGTCAGAGATGAAATCAATGAAGAAAGAGTAGAACTAGTAGAAAAATATAGCACTAGTTGGGAGGATTAAAGATGAAACACACACTAACTATAGAACAAATGAATATTATCTATTCTAAAGTGTCCGAATCTCATAACATGGTTAAAGGCAGATATATCAAATATATTCAAACTATGTTTGATACTCGATTTGGTGATATCTATCTAGTAAGATTTAGATGTAACGGTAATCCTAATTGGGTAGAATTTACTACTACTAATAGGACTGAAGAAGTGGTTGATTTGTATCAGGAAATTTTAGACTGGTTGGAAGAAAAGGAGTAACCTATGTTTGCACTATATTTAAATCCAGTAACAGCTAACGATCAGCATACAAACGAGGACAAATAGATTGTATTAATGGTGTAATTAAATACGAACAAGTAACAACTAAATCATGGGAGATTAGAGATGAATGATAAACAAAGACAATTCGTAGAAGAAAGTTTCATAGAAATGTATCAGTCACTATTAGAATCAGTAAAACAAGCTGGTGGTGATGAATCTAGTTTCTATTATAACGAGATTAAGAACATGACTGTAGCTGAATTGATTAATAGACTAGCTACTAATGGTATTAGGTTTACTAACAATATTGTAAAAGACCGTGATGAGTTTAGTGAAATAGTAGCTAATCTATTGGGTAGTGAACCTAATGTTAGCGAACCAAAAGAAGAACCCCAAGACAAATATTTTAAAATCGGTAATATTATTAGGTTAGAGTTTTCTGAAGATTATTATAAAGATTATATTCTTTCATGGACAGGGAACAATGACGCATACCTAATAGGTTTTGATGGTGGTGTATGGTCTAATGAACCTATGTACACATCAAGATCAACAGTAACAATGAAAGTTTTTGAAGATTTTATGCTTAGTCCTAAAAGATTTTCAAGACCGATAAACTTTTATAAAATTGCCGATAATGCAGAAGAGTATTTTGAAAAACAACGTACTGATATGAATTTGTCAATGATAAAAGACCTAAATTGCAGTTAGTTAGGAGAACCATAATGCTTAATCACATAAGAGATTACATCATCCAGTTAAGAAGTAAATATGAAGACGATAACGAAATCTATACTGATTTAGGACACTTATTAGAAGACATTCAAATCTTAATCAATAAGTTAAAATGGAGGAAAGAATAACAATGAATCTGGCCGATCAAAACAAAATCAACCTCTACTACAATGAACAACTACATATTAAAGATGTTAATCACTTCACTTGGGAAGGATTTGGTACTATTTTTGAGGCAGCTCAGGAAAAGCCTTGGTGGAAGTTTTTTATGGGTACACTAAGACACATGTGTAATATCAATAGTCCTACAATTAACCCTGATACTAAGAATCAAAATGATATCAATTTAAATTTTATTGATCCTAAAGTGTTTCCTTATCTGTTATACTATTATCTAAATGGTGATCCTATGACACTAGAAGAATTGGTTAAAACTGTAGTGTATTGTAGTTTGGAGGATTAATGATATTACCTAAATACAACATAAAAGTTAAATGTATAGTGAAAAAAGATTACAGTTGGGATGTGTTTGTAACCGAATTTACATTGACAAAGTCTAACAATTGGGTATTTAATGATGGTTGTGTTTTGAAGGATGGTTATAAAGAACTGCCAAGAAAACCCCGTTATGCTTGCATCGGGGATGAATTGGCAAAATAATCTAAAAAAAAACTACTTGACAGTTTATGAATATGTTAGTATATTATAGATATGATATTAATAAATAGAGGCATAAATAATGTATAAAACACAATCGAATCAAATAAGACGATTAAATAAAGACCAATACAATCTTTTACGAAAGATATGTTGGCATTCTGCCCGTCTATATAATTTTGGGTTGTATTGTGTTCGCCAAAATTTCTTTGAGACTAAAACATATCTATCATATCCACAGAATTATCATCACTGTAAGACAAATGAGAACTACCAAATACTGCCCTCTGCGATAGGTCAACAAACACTTAAAATAGTTGATAGGAGCTTTAAATCATTCTTTGGTTTATTAAAAGCAAGAAGACAAAGAAAATATCAAAGCAGAGTTTCTATTCCTAAATATCTTCCTAAAGATGGATATTTTCAATTGATAATTCCTAAAAATGGTTTTCAAATCAAAGGCAATAAAATACATATTGGTATATCAAGACAACTTAAAAAGGAGACTGGATTAAAGAATATTGTTTTAGATTTTCCTACTCAAATTAATAAAGAAGATGTTGTTGAAATAAGAATAATCCCACAACAAAAAGCAACATTCTTTAAAATGGAGGTGGTTTATGAAATCAAAGAACAGGAATTAAACCTTAGTAAGGATAATGTGTTAAGCATTGATGTTGGTTTATCAAACCTTGCTACTTGCTACGATGTTTCAAATAATAGGGCGTTCATAATGGACGGGAAAAAACTTAAATCAATTAACTATTACTGGAACAAGCAGAATGCAAGATTGCAAGGCATTAAAGATAAACAAAACATCAAGGGCTATACCAAACGACAATTCTTGTTTAAGAGAAAAAGAGAAAACCGTATCAAGGATGTAATGAGAAAAACGGCAAAACATATTCTTGATTACTGTATTGAAAACGATATTGGAACAATTATTGTTGGGCGCAATAAAGGATGGAAACAAAAAATAAATATTGGAAAAAGGAACAATCAAAACTTTGTGCAAGTTCCTTTTGGATATTTAATGTCAATGCTTGAATCCAAGTGTCAAGAATACGGATTAAACTATCTTGAAACTCAAGAATCTCATACATCTAAATGCTCAGCAATTGATAATGAAGAAGTAAAACATCACGATGAATATGTTGGCAAAAGAATTAAAAGAGGATTGTTTCAAAGCAAAGACGGTTTTCTTCTTAATGCAGATGTAAATGGAGCTATAAACATAGCTCGTAAATCAAAAGTAACTGCAATACAGTTTAATACCGTTGAGCAGATAAAGGGTATTCTGGCGTACCCTGAACGAATAAGGGTTGCAAATGTGTAATCAAACTTCGCTCGAATCCCCGTGGGCTTGCCCCGGGGAGCGTCAATAAAACAAGTGTTCACAAAAGCAACAAATAGTGATATAGTAAACCTAGATGATATCTTTTAGTTAGAGGCAACGAAATGAAAAAAATGCTCATAGTAGGAAATGTTTCAAATGCAGTCATAAAAGATTTAAAGAATATGGGGTATGAAATAATTCGTTATAATTATGATCCTAAAGAGATTCTTGGTAAAGAGTTCAACTTAGTTTGGATTCGTGAACACATAACAAGCAAAAATAGAAAGGAAAACAACAATGAAACTATACGAAATGCCAAACACCGTAGTATACCTTAAAACACAAGAAGAATACGATGAATATATGAAAATGTGTGAAGAAGTTGGATGGAAATGGCATGGTGGTCAATTACCTACACAAAATAATGTATTTAATTATTATACTGATGTTTGTGTTGTTATTAAAGAAAATTTGATTTATTCTGATAAAAAATACTATGAAGAAGAAGAATACAATATTTTGTCATTCAGTGAATTACTAAACAAATTAAAAAATTGCGACATTAAAACTTGCCTAGAGTTTAGAGAATTGCATCCATATTTGATTTATGCACTATTAGAAAATGGTGCTAAACCAGAACTCATTGATGGAGAAATAAGTTGTATTTTTCACACTGATGATTTCCTAATCAGAGTAGTAGGAGAAACACATAACTTTGAAGTGCAGTTTGGAGTAAAGAAAACATTTGACCGCTGGGGTAATTCTGTAGATTTCACATTTAGTCTAGAGATTACAGAGGATGACAGTTTTGAAACAATTCAACGATATGTAGACAACAAACTGATGACAATAAGTGAATTATATAGTATAATTCCCGATGGATTCTTTAACGACCCTTGTTTAAAGATTAGTGTGTAAGGAGAGTTAGAATGATTACTGAGAAAACAATAAGAGTAGAAATTACTTCTGATGATGTTGTAGAGAAGTTTGCTAATGATAATAATTCCAATCAAGCTAAAATGTTAGGTGATATTTACCGAGAACTACATGCGAGTTGCGGTTCTACTGATGCTTACAAATATCAAATTCAATCTATAGCAGAAGAGTTAGATGACGATAGTAAACAACTAATTAAAGATTTATTCTGGAACTTTTACACCCATGCAGGTGTAGCTTACAAACAATAAGGAGAGTTAGTGTTATGAGTGAACAAGTAATGTATACTGGTAAAATTAAGAAAGTGGACACTGGAATTGGTACTCTTGAGTCATTTATGGAAGCTGTAATTAAAGAAAAGAACCAATGGAACGATTATCTTAAGATGAAAAACGAATACTCAGAAACTATTGAGGAATATTTTCAGGATCAGTTTTACGAGAAATATGTTATGATTGGCGATGAACTATATGAAATACTAATCACTAGTTTTCATGACACTGAAGATATTTTTAAAGCTACTGATAATGGAGATGGCACATATGATTTTGTAGTTAGTTATTATAATGGTGGTTGTTCTTTTGGTGAAGCAATAGAAAAAGCTATGAAAGGGCAATAAAAACAAAAAGAATAGTTTACAAGTTGTTCTAAACAGTGTATAGTGTATTTGTAAGTGAGGGAAACACTAACTATTTAAAAAGGAGTTTTGAGATGAAAACACAAGAAGAAATTGAACGAATGGAATTACTACTTAAAAAAGCACATGAATTGTTGACTAAATGTGATGAATCAGTTTATGTTGTAAACCCTATGGGAGTAATAATTAATTATGACGAAGCTGAATGTGATGGATTTTGTTTGATGAATGATATTGCTGAATTGTTGGATTTGGAGGAAGTGATATGAGAGTAGAGAAAATCCCTACTGGTTTCTTGTTCACCGATAGTTATTCTAAGGGGGTTACTAGAAACTCTTTCTATCGGTGATTATGGAAAATCAAAAAATATTAAAGCAGATTTTCTTGGTTTCTATAACAAAATTAATGGAGTACCTAATGGTGAATGTTTACCCCTTAGTGAAAAATGGGTGATCACTATCAGTACTCAGTATGGTTGTGTTATGAATTGTACGTTTTGCGATTGTCCTAAAATCAAGTTTAGAGGTAATGCTACTGTAGAAGATATGAAACAATAAATAAAAACTGCTATTGATCTCAATACTACACTTGATCCTGATTTGTGCTATACTGATAGGCTAAATATTCATTTTGCTAGATGTGGTGAGCCAATGTTTAACACTGACAATGTGTTTTTTCTAGCTGAAGATCTTCAGTGTAACAAACTAGCTTATCAGAAAAGTTGGGGATTACGAGTAGAAACTATTCATCCAGTGTTTACCACTTGTTTACCTAAAGTAATAAACTCATTAAACACCTTGTCAAAATTGCAAGAATGGTGTAATATAAAAAATGAATTGTATAAAGGACAAGCCGGATTACAATTAAGTATCAATTCTACTAATAATAAACAGCGTGATGAAATGTTTAATGGTGGTGTTCATCAGTTAGAAGATATTGCTGATATTTGTAATAAACTACCAGAACCAATAGGCAGGAAGTATTGTTTAAATTTTGCCTTAGTTGATGATTATGAAATAGATGCTAATTTATTAAGTAAACTATTTAATAGTGAACATTTTATGTGTAAGATTACTCCTATTCATAATAATAATGCTTGTAGACAAAATGGCATTCAAACTAATGCGGGTTATAATACTTACACACCTTATAGAGAAGTAGAAGAAAAATTAAAAGAAGTTGGTTTTGATGTACTAGTATTTATTCCCTCAAGTGATGAGGAAGATAGTTTAGTAACATGTGGTAACTTAATTTTAAGCCAACAGGAGAACTAATTAATGGAAAACGCAATTGAGTATTTCGAAAATCAAGAAGATGCACTAGAGTTTGCTAAGTGTTTAGATTGTGTCAACTACTTAGTATCAAAAAACATTATTGACATGGATCGCGTTCGAGCTAAATTGTATAATAGCTTATGGGATAAAACAAAAAACAAATTAACTGACACAAATAAACGTATTGAAATATTCGAAGAAATGATGGAATAAAAAAATATCTTTACTTTTGAATTTATTTGTGGTAAGTTATGTTCAAGACGTTTGAATTATAACACCAAAAAAGGAGTATTGAAAATGGAATCAATCAAGGAAATATTAATGACTCGTGACGGATTAACTAAAAGTGAAGCAAACGCAAGAATAGCAGAAGCTAAATTGGATTTAGCAGAAGCATTAGCAAATGGTGATATCGAATATGCTGAAGACATTTGTGCTGAACACTTTGGACTAGAACCTGATTTCATTTTTGAGCTGATGTAGGAGAAACTAATGCCTAGACTAAATGTAAACTATGCTTATCAAGGAACTATTGCTAGAGTAGTAGATGGTGATACCTATGACATAAACGTAGACTTAGGGTTTAATATCAGACATAGGATTAGAGTAAGACTACTAGATTTAGATACACCTGAAGTATATGGTAAACATGCTTGCGAAGAAGGAAAAATAGTATCAGACCATGTTAAAGCAATACTACCTAAAGGAACTAAGGTAATTGTTAAGACGTATAAAACAGGTAAGTATGGTAGATGGTTAGCAGAAATAGAAGTTGGTGGTAATGATTTGAAAACACTAATCGAAACGTTCATGTATAACCAAATGTTTGTTATTGATTAAGGGAGAAACAAAATGCAGATAAAGTATCTACGGGATAAAAATGGTCATCCATATGCTACATTTTGGACTGATGGTAAGAAATTTGGTTGGTCACTATGCCATAAGGATGATAAGTTTATTAAGAAAGTAGGAGTAGCTATAGCTAGAATACACGCCATTGAATATGGAGAACTAGTAGCAGGAGTCCGTAATCCACCACAATCTATATGTGATCAGTTTTTTAATTGGGTAATGTCTGAAAAAAGTTACTACGCAAATAAACACAACAGTGAACCAAAAAAGTATAGTAGAATCATTACTGATAATCACCAAAATCTACTGATGCGTGGCACAAATGTTATAGCTACCTTCAAATACGAAGATGACCTAAACGAAGTTCTAGAAAAACTAAATTAAAGGACAAAAATTATGAATACTATTTTTCCAAAAGAAGAAAATCAAATTTCTATCAAAAATCTAAATACAAAAGAAGAACTTACAAATAATCTTTTCAAAACAATGATTTAAACACAAATTTATCATTGGTTAACTGATTCAAAAAATATTCATGAAGTATTAGGAGATTTTTATACAGAACTTCAAAATAAATTAGATGTTCTAGCTGAACGATATCTAAGTTATAAATATGATTTAAATGGAGAATATTCTATAGATATTTCATACGAATATTCCAAATCTAAACTAAATGCGTGTTTAAATAACTGTAGAAATAATCTTACTGATTATATTAAACAAGAAGATAACCCTTCAATTCAAGATGTATATATTTCTATTTTAACTCTTGTAGACAAAATAATTTATCTTTTACAATTTACTTAGATTTGTGGTATATTTATGATATATTATTTAGTGAATCTATAGAGGAATTTTAAGATGAATATTTTTTATACTAATCCTGACTCATTCATATGTGCTACAGAACATTGTAATGTACATCAAAATAAAATGATTATTGAGTACGCGCAAATGTTATCTACTGCGCACAGAGTTTTAGATGGAACTAAAAAAGTTATTATTCAAAATAAAAGAAAGAAAACTATTTATGAATTAAACGGAGACGTGGAAAATATCCTCTATGTAGCTACTCATGTAAATCATCTTTCTGCTGTATGGGTCAGAGAATCTTCTGAACATTATATATGGTTATATAATACATTTGTTTATTTATGTTTAATTTATGAAGAATGTACTGGTAAACAGCATAAAACCTCGTCACTAATATCTTTTCTAGATCAAATTCCTAATAATATTGATAATAAAACATTTATAGAACCTCCTTTAGCAATGCCAGAAGAATTTCATAGTAAAAATATTTTACAATCATACAAAAGTTATGTATTATCTAAATATAGAGATTGGTTATCGAGAGAAAGAAAGATAAAAGTAGAATGGTTCTACAATAAACCTGATTGGGCTAAAAATATATTTTGCTATAGTTAAAGGAGATTGTTTGAATATGGAAAATGTAGCAGTAATTAAATTAGGGGCAAGGATTGCTTCGGGTGGTACATCAGGTGGTTCAGGAGAAGCATTATCAATCATATCAATATTATCTAATGTCTTTGAGGTACATTATTATACTAAAATATTAGATAAAGATAAACTAATCGATGGTGCTGTTCCACATCAAATTGCAGAAGAATATGAGCTAGTAAATTCTTCATTTGACAAATTATTTGTTATTAATGGTAATGTAAATTTCTTTGGTGGGGTCGAAGACCATGAACAACTTCTTAATTATAAGATTATTAATAATTTTGAAGGCGGCATTTATTATTTAATGTGTGATCCTAATTTATCTCTTAAACAAGTCTGGCCATCAGTTTCTAAAAAAGAATGGTCATCAAACTGGTCTAAAAAAGATCTTGAAATTACTAGAGATGATATTAAATATATTTGCCAGGCACGCGATCTAAAAATGGTTTATAATAAAATCATCTCTAAAACAAAAATTACAATAAAAAAAGAAAACATAGTGCATTTCCCTTTCGAAAAATTTCCACTTTATACGTTAGAAGAAATTCCTAAATCTGAAAATCCTGAATGGGATATTTTATATGGCGGAACCTTTAGAGGTGGAAAGAGAGAAGAGGATATGATTAAATTTTTCTTCGGTATTGATGATAATATTAGTATTGAAATGTTTGGTAAAATTAAACCATCTCAATTTAAAAAGAATACAAATAAACTATCAGAGCCAAAATTTGGTTCCTCTGTCAAGTACCAAGACTTTAATAAAAAGATGAATAAAGGTTTAGCAACAGTTATCATAGGCGATAAGATTTATAAGCAATTAGATAACATGGCACAAAGGGCTTATGAATCTATTATGTGCAACAACATTGTCTTTATTGATTCATCTTATGATAAAAATTTCAAAGTATTCTCTAATGAGAATTTACAGAAATTTAACTATATTTCTAATAGAAAAGATCTAGAAAAAAGAATTTATTTGCTCAAAAATAAATCAGGTCTAAGAGAAAAAATTCTAACAATGCAGAAAAAAGATGTTATGATAGAATCTTTCAACGAGTATTCTAACCGATTTAAGGATTTACTATGAGAATTTCTATTTTTTCTGGAGGAACAGGATCTATAGCTCTACAACAGGGGCTTATTTCTTTTTTTCCAAAAGCAAGAATCACCAATATTATTAATGCATATGATGATGGTAAAAGTACGGGCGTTTGTCGTAAATTATTTGATGTTCTTGGCCCTTCTGATATCAGAAAAAATCAGTGGACTCAGTACAAAAACTTACACGATAGTTGTGATATGAACCTAGTAAGGTTTTTTGAAGATAGAATTGATATAAGAAATTATGGACAAATTGAAGATATTTTAAATGACATTAATATGCAGGAATTTAAACCATACTTCAGATTATTTTTTGATAAGTTAGAAAAATCTGAAATAGAATATGATCTTAGAGATTTTAATTTAGCAAACATTGTATATGCCGCAATGTTCTCTATGTTTGGTTATGAATATACAATTAATTACTTTAAGGATATGTTGAAAATTCCTGATAATATTGTCTTATCTTCTTATTCAAATGTTATTTTACAAGCTGAAACAGAGTTGGGAAAAGTTTTACATGATGAAGCTTCTATTGTAAATTATAGTAAGTCTAAAGATAAGATTAAAAAGATTAAATTTACAGATGTTCCAAAATTGAATAAAGATGTTTTAGATGTTTTAGAAAAATCTGATCTAGTAATATTTAGTTCAGGAACTCAGTGGGCTTCACTTATTCCTACTTATTGGCATAAAGAAATTGGTAATAAATTAGAAGAGCTTGACATCCCAATGTTTATGATTATCAATAATGAACAAGATAAAGATATGTTAGGAGTTAACTCTCTGGATTTAATTAATATTCTATCAGACTATCTACCAATATTTAAAATAAATTACTTTCTAAATAAAGATGGAGATCGATTTTTAAATGATCCTGAAACTTTAAAAGGTTATAATAGAGTAGTTGGTAATTTTGGAAATAATAAAGGGAAGCACAATGCAATGCTTCTTGGCAGAGAAATTCTAAAAGAGTATATTAAGAAAGTACCGCCTAAACGAATTCTTTTTGATTTCGATGATACTTTGTTTTCAAGAAATCCAAATGAAACAGAAATCAGTATAAAGAATATTGAGCTTTTAGATAAACTAACTAATAAATATAAAGTATCAATCATAACAGGCAATTCTCCTGAGTGTATTCTTAAAAAGATTGATAAACGTTTTAATATTAACTTTTTAGAATACTTTATGACATCTGGAGGTGTTTATAATTATTTGACTCATAAGATCATGGGTGATAATGATGGCTTTAGATATAAAATTGAGAACTTTCTATCTGAGAAAATCAAACATTTTATTCCATCTAGTGCTGAAATTGAGATAAGAAATAAAACCTGTTTCTCTATTAAGCCCGTTATTAAAAATAGAAACACTTTAGTTAAACAACTTAATGATTATTTTGATAATAATAAGCTAGATTATAAAGCGCACACTGCAGGTTTGACGACTATTGATATAATGAGAAAGCAAACCGATAAAGAGGTCTTTGCTAAAAGTCTAGTAAATGATGATTTTATCTTTATTGGAGATTCTTGTTTTGAAGGAAATGATGTAAAAATTTCTCTGATGGGTAAATACAGATTCAACGTTTATAACATTCTCGAAACCAAAGAAATAATGGAGATTCTTTATAATGCAAAAACATGATTTGGTAATCATCGCTGCAGGAAGTCAAAAAAGATTTGACAGTCCATATTTAAAAGTTTTACACCCATTCAAGGATTCATCTGTATTAGGGTGGAATATTAAAAAAGCTAAACCATACGTTAATAATATCTATTTAGTACTTAATGAAACAATAACTATTAGTAAGTGCGACCTTAAAATAAAATATGGTATTAGTGAAGTTATTTTTATCAAATCAGGAGATGGTTGTGGTAAAGCTGTTCTTGATGCTTTGAACAAAATACCTGAGACAAATAATGTTATTGTTCAATGGGGAGATTGTATTGTGCTGGATAAAATTGTTTATGCTAGTACTATGAGAGTAGAACAAACCGATAAAATTATTATTCCAGTGCAAATGAGAACAAATCCATATGTACAACTTTTTGAAAATGATGTAAAATACTCTAAATATGGGGATAAGACTAATAAAGAAGGTCTGCAGGATATTTCTACATTCTATGGAAAACGAAGTCTTATTATTAAAGAGCTTGAAAAATTATCTAGAAGTAGACATTATTATAAAAATTATTATGGTGACTTTCCTGAGTCTGAAATGAGATTTTTGGATATTGTAAAATTAGCAAACAACAAAGTTAAATTAGTGGATTATTCTTTTATGACACAACTTGTCTATGGTTTTAATACTGTGGACCAACTTTTAAGGATTGAGGAGCTAGACATATGAAAAAAGAAATTCTTGGATTATTTGATGAACTGCAATCGCGTGAAAATGAAATTAAAGAACTTCGTCAGGAGATTAAAGATGCTATTGAATTGTTCTGTGAAAAAAATGATAAATTTGAACCTAAAGCTATTAAAGATTCGTTTAAGCTTTATAAGTCTATCTCTAAAGATAAAAGTAAAACAGTTGATCTCGAATTTCAAAAAGATCAAATTTTTGAATATTTAATCGGAGACGAATCAACACCAATTCCAGAGGAAAACGATGACTAATTCAAACCAAATTCTAAAAATTCATGATATCAAAAAATATTGTATTATTAATGAATTAAGTAATGATATAATGGAAATAATGATCGATTCCTTAATGGGATGGACAGATTTAAATTCATTATATAATAAAATAGATAAACTTAATGCAAAAGATATTAATGATAAAGTTACTAATGAAGCTAATCCTAAACATTACACTAAATACAAATGGGAACCTATAGATTTTATTTTAGAATTTGAACTAGATTTTTGTAAAGGATGTGTAGTAAAATATCTTTCAAGATTTCAAGATAAAGCAGGAAAGGCCGATCTTGAAAAGGTTAAATTTTACTCTTGTTGTATTAAAACTGGAAATACTGAACATTATCGAAAATATAAAAAATACATGTTTACATCTTAGATTATATGTGATATATTTGTATTATATTAAATCAAAGGAGATAAAGATGAAAAAAGTATTAAATTCGTTGTTTGAGTGTAGTTTCTATATTTTTATGGGAATCAGTGTTTATCTAATGATGGAATATCTTTATTATTAAGAAAGGAATAACAAATGAAAGAGCCTGTTGGAGTTACTAGAGCTAAAAATGTAAATGATATGGTTAAAGCATATGAACAAGATTATAAGAAATGGTTCGAGAAGAAATTCCTGAATAAAAATAAAAGTTAAGCAAATTAAATAATGGGTGGGATTATTTCTCACCCATTCTTATTTGAACTAAAAATTAAAAGGAATTAATGATGTCAGAAAAGAAATTTCAAAGTATATGTGATATTATATTTTTAGGTATAAGTTCAGTATTTGTTAGTTTAATATATCAAATAACTCAAATCTTTTTATTTTAAAGGGGAAATAATGAATGAATATAACGTTTTGTGTTTCTATTTAGATGAATATGATAGATGGAAAAATACAATTATAAAGATTAAAGGTAATGAGAATATCAAACAAAGAGCTATAGATTTTATTGAAAATAAGTATAAATTTAGTAATTGTCATGTAGTTTCAATAACTAAATGTTTAGATTAAAAGAATTAAAAGAAAGAGATAGAAATGTTTTTTCTTAAACCTATACTTAAACAACAAGGGAACAACACTGTTCAATTAGCATTTGATTATAATATGAATAAGAAATGGGTAAAAGTTCCTGAAGCAGAATTAGTGTTTGATTTTGAATTAGAGTTGAAACAAATTCAAAAAATAATTAATCAGTATGAAGTTTAAAGGAGTATTTTATGATTAAATATCCGAGTTTAATTAATCATTATAGGAAGAAAGAGTTAGATAAATTTGATATAAATGAAGATGAAACTTTTGTTATTTCTGAGAAAATACATGGGAGTAATGTAAGTATTAGATTTAATTCAGATGGAAGTGTAGATTGGTATAGCAGAAACAATAAAATTACCGGAGCTAATTTCTATAATGCTGAAACAATATTTGAATATTTTAAAAACGAGCATACTAAAATACTAAGTTACGCAATAAAACACAATATAGATGTAATTCTGTTTGGTGAACTATATGGTGGTAATGTTCAGTCTGGTGTATATTACGGTAATGAGAAAAATCTAGCATTTTTTGATTTAGCTGTAGTAGAAAATGATGTAGTAGAATTTAGATCACCAGAAGTTACTTTTTCGTTTTTTAATTTTTTTGATGTTCCGGTTGTTCCTATTTTGAAAACAGGATCAATAACTGAATGTATGGATTATGATATTGAATTTAATTCTAAACTTACACCTAAAGGTTATGATAAGGAAAATCTATGTGAAGGTGTAGTTATTCGTCCTTACTTTAGAAACATTACTAGTAACCAAGGGAAACACTTCATTATTAAAAAGAAAAATGAGAAGTTTAAGGAGAAGCAAAAGAAAAGTAAACCTAAAGTAGAATTAAGCGATGATGTTAAGTATTGGGTTGATGTTTTTAGTCAGTACATTCACCCTGAACGTTTACAGAGTGTATATTCTAAATACGGTAAGATTGAGTCTTATGATGATATTGGGAAATATATTAAACTAGTGTTAGAAGATGCAAAAGAAACATTCTTAGCTGAAGAGGAAACCTTTAACGAATCAGATTTTGAAAAGAAAGACTTGAAAGTTATTTACAAACAAGGTAGTGTTATTCGTGACTTATTAATGAAAGATTTGGAGAATTAAATGAGTGATTTAAAAGAAATAGCAAACGAACAATACTATAATACTGGTAGTCCTATTCTTACTGATGAGGAATTTAATCTAATTTCAGATCATGGGTTAGAAACTCGTAATTTTAGAAATAAAGCGAATCATCATTCTCCTATGGGGTCATTGAAAAAGATTAAAACTGAAGATGATTTCTATAAGTGGGCTAAAGATAATACTGTATTTAAAGTTACTCCTAAGTTAGATGGTAATAGTATTGAAGTAATTCTAAATAAAAACGGTAATATTATTCAGTGTATAACTAGGGGTAATGGATATGAGGGTAATGATGTTACTAATAATATTAAATATTGTGACACTAGTGCTTTAGGTTCTTTAAAATTAGATAAAGATATTAATAGTGTCAAATGTGAAGCTATTATGCCTAAGAAACACCAAATTGATTATGAAAAAAACATTCGCAATGTAGCATCAGGTTTGATTAATAGAAAAGAAGCTATACCAAATGAACTAGCTAAAATCCACATAGTACCATTTGAAACATTAGCTAAGGTGATTTATTATAGTATTCCTGATTATCTTGAACTAGAAAGTAACTTTAGGTACTACAAAAATAATTATGAATATGAAATTGATGGATTAGTAGTAGAATGTGATGGTGATTACAGTAATGACAATGAACTATTACCAGATAATATTATTGCATTGAAGTTTAATAAAGACGGTGAATTAGCTACAGTTAGTTATATCGAATGGAGTTTAGGTAAACATGGAATCTTGTATCCTGTTGTTATTTTGGATGAGCCTGTGGACATTGATGGTACTACCGTTTCTCGTGTATCTGCTTCTAACTATGGAATAGTTAAGACTGCTGGATTAGGAATTGGTGCTCAAGTTAAGGTAATAAAATCGGGCGACATTATACCCCAAATCAAAGAGGTCATAGGACGTAGTGATATTTTGCCTCCTGTGTTTTGTCCAGTTTGTCAATCTATTCCTGAAGTAGATGAAAATGGTGTTCACTTAGTGTGTAAAAATTGTACTCATAATGATTTAACTTTACTCAAACATATTTTCAAGGTGTTTAATGTTGATTACATTAGTGATGCAACTATTGAAAATCTATATGCAAATGGGTTTAAACTGATTCATGATTACTTTGAAGCAGAAGTAGAAGACATTAGTTCTATTGATGGTTTTGGTAAAAAAACTGCTGAGTATATTTTCTATATGTTAAACACAATAGAACTAACTGAAGCACAAGTATTAGAATGTGCAATGGTTAAGGGGATGGGTAATAAGCAATGTCAAAAACTTATTGATTATTTTGGTTCTATTGAAAATTTTCTAGCATGTGAGAATTTAGAAACTAGTTTATCTCCACTAGAAGGATTTGCTGAAAAATCTATTGCTAATATAATCACAAATAGAAATAGGTTTAAGACTATGTTTGAGACACTATCTCGTTACTGTAAAATTAAAAAGGTAGATAAGACTAATCAAACTAAGGGTAATATAGTGTTTACCGGTAAGTGTGATAAGTATAATCGCAAAGAACTTACCCAATATCTAGAAGAACAAGGCTGGAAAATTCAGTCTAGTGTAAATAAAGAAACTAATTTGCTCTTGACAGATAATCCTAATTCTAGTACAAGTAAGACTAAGAAAGCAAAATTACTAGGGATAGAGATTAAATCTTATGATGAATTTTTTGATGAGAAATAATAAAATATATAGGGAATTCGTATGAAAAAGTTATTAATGTTTGATATTGTTTATCCTGCTAATAGCATTTATATTGGTGAAAAAGTATTTGGGGAAATGTTATATACTCATTATAAATTAGAATCATATAAATTTAATACTTTTGAGCAATTTTTGGATTCAAAGAAATTTTTTGTAATAGATGAAAAGGATTCAATGACAGAATTTAGTTTAAAAGGGGTTTCTTCCTCTAAAGAAATAAATCAAATAGTAAAGAGTTTATAAAGGGATTAGTAAATGAAAACATATAAAGAATTGATTACATATGGAGCATTTTCTGAAGCTGCTTACCCTGGAAATATTGGGTTTGAAGAGATGGCTAGATATTTTCAAGTAGCGTCAGATAAAGAAATTGAAACTTTAGAAAAATATATTCAAAATGAGGATTGGGAAGGCTTCAAAATGCAAATATATAAAGTACTTGGAGTAAAACTGAAATAAGTAATCAAAGTACTCTCAGTAATTACAGTATTGTTTACAATTGATTTAATATATTGTATATTAGTCATATCTTTTCAATCTTTATAAAGGAATTATTATGGCAAAGAAAAAGTTTATTAAAAAGCACTTATCTAAACAACAAAAAATGCAAACAGAACCATTTATTGAAGATCTAAATAAATGTTCTAATACTGAATTAATTTGGATATTAAATTGGTACGCATATAATATCACATCTAAATCAGATCAAAAGAAATGGATTAAAACATATCTTAAAAATAATTCTGAAAAAGATTTAGAAAAAAAGATCAGTAAGATAGATGAAAAATATATTTATAATCCATTAAGTACTTTATGTCGTTTAGAAAATAGAGGTAGTATTCTTACTGAACAAAATAAAGAATATATAAAAGATAGTGTTAATAAGGCTTATGATTTATATCTTGAACGAGAAAAAAATACTCATTCTAAACCTGATAATGTAAAAGTAAATAAAAATAAACCTACAGTACAAGAAAGAATGTACGAACAAGCTAAAGTAGCAATGGCTGAAGTAGATTGGTTTGTTGATGAAATTTTAAGAGGTAATGAACATAAAATTGATGAAGTTATTTCAGGTTTTGGTAAACCTCAAATAAATTATGTTAATAATCATATTCAATCATATATCGATGATTTTAAAAATAATCCAGAAGATCATGGCTTACGAGTAAGAAAGAAAAATAAAATTATTCGTTATCTTGAATCTTTAATTATTACATGTGATAAATACATACAAGCTAAAAAGAAAACGCAAAAAATTAGAACACCTAAGAAAAAATCACCTGTTCAGTTATGTAAAAATGTAAAAATTTCTGAAAATACAAAAACACCACCTACTAAAATTATTAATTCAACTTATACTTTACTATATAACGAAAAATATAATAGATTGAATTTTTTAGTTGCAGCTGATGGAGATGGTTTAACAGTTACAGGTACAACAGTTCAAAATGTATCTGAAACAAAATCAAAAGTGTATACAATTAAAGATAAAAAAGTATTAGATAATCTTCCTGATTCTATAACTAAATTGAAAAAATATTTAGAAAATCCTGAGTTTAAAGAATCTAAAACTAAACCTACAGGAAGAATGAGCGATCGAGTAAATATATTAAAAGCTATTTAAGGAAACAATATGAATGAAAAACCAAAATATAGTTTGATCAGAGATAATTTGATTAAACAATATCCTGACGATTTAGTAGAAGTATGTGATAATAGATTTGAAATATTACAATTTGGTTTAAAAGAATGTTTTAATCTTCTTATGGAATTACAAGAAACTGATGGCAGAGATTTAGATGCTTATGCTGATATATTTGAAATATTATATACTATTGCTGAAGTAAGTAATATTACAGAAGAAGAAATTCATGATATGATAGACTATAAACTAGATCAACAAGGTGGTTATTCAATATATTTAAAACGAAAATAGATAAATAACATATCAAGTATATTTATAAAACTTTAAAAGGAGTAAATTATGGCTACAGATATTAATGCTATTGCTGACAGAGAAGGCATAGCTGGAGACGTAACGAGATTAATCAAAAAAGGTTCAATTGCATTTAATGTATGTGATATTCAAAATGCAACTACATCTAATCCTTCTGTATTTGGAGTAAAGAAAGCTTCTGGTTCTACTGGTTTAACTATTCAAAAGAAAATTTGTTCTCTAGGTAGTTCAGCTAATTCTGAAGAATTTACTGATGAACTAGTAGAGGATATTTTTAATCTTTATGGAAAAGATGCAGAAGAACAACTAAAAATTATTGGTGCTAATTCTATTATTGATGATATTGATAATACTTTAATTACTTATATGAAAGGTATTGCTACAGAAGAAACGCCTGTTTCATATGATTTTAGTACAGGAACACCTAAAGATCATATCGATGATTTAATTCTTAAAATTAATAAAACTCGTGTAGCAATGTCTAAAGTTACTCAAAGAGGTTTACCTAAAAATCTTATTGTTTCAGACGGAGTTGCTTCTTTACTAATTACTAATAAAATCATTTCTGGTTCTGATTCAGATTATGTTGCAGGTGGTCCTGATAATATTAAATTTTTAGGTAAAATTGGTGATATGCAAGTTTATCATGATTTAGCTTCAACATCTGATTATATTCTTTTTCTACATAAAACAATGGTGCCCGGTGATGCCTCAGTTATTCTAGCACCTATCAATGATGTTAATATTCAAATTAAACCAGATGCTGAATCAGGTGAACCACATCTTTATATGTTCCAACGTTATGCTTATTCGCAAAATCCATTAGATACTAGTGGAGCTAATGCTTCTGATTTTGTTCGCTCTTTAGGAGTTACTATTACTAATCTATAATCATATAAAAGACCTATTTACTTAACTATTTTTGTAGATAGGTCTTTATTTATTAAAGAAAGTTTATATATGGAATATACAGAAATCGTTGAATTTTTAAAATTACAAGATCTAAATTTTGATGTTGTATCTAACGCTTTAACAGTGACATTCATTATTTGGTTAACTTTTTATTGGGTTAAACATATTTTTAAAGTTAACAGATTTATTAATAGTACTTTAGTATTAGTAGATGAGTATCTTCAAAATATGAAGGTAGATAATAGTTATTTTACAGATATTCTGGAGAGTAGAATGTTGATGTATTGTACTCCGTGGATTTCTAATTTTGATAACTATATTTTGGATCACGATAAAGTTGAAGAATTAATAGAATTTAAAGATAAAGAAAATGAAATTCAAGTTGAACTAGAAAGAGATGGTGAATACCTTTGTCCTTGGTGTGATGGTGAGGAATTTGATCCTATATACTTTGAAACTGAGCGTATATATACTGTACAATGTACTAAATGTGGAGCGATGACCCCATTTATGGATACAGCAGATGAATGTTTTGATTTATTAAAAATTTATCCAGAAGATACAGAAGAATAATTGAACTTAATTGATTAATTAAAAGGTATAAACATGAATTTAGATGAACTTGAAAAACAAATTTTAGAAGATATTATGAAGGATGGTTCTATTGGTCGTAGAACTATTATGAATAAGTACAATATTGGAGAAGGTCAAGCTAGAAAAATTGTGAAAGAATGTAAACAAATTCTAGAAAAAGATGAGTATACTTCTGTAGATGATGCTTATGAAGATTTATTAGATTATTCTTCTTTATTAGAAAAACAAAAACAACGTCTAAGAGATCAACAAAGAATTGAAAGAAAAGTAAGAAATAGAATTCGTGTAGAAAATGCTCTTGAAGATTATACAAAAGAATTAATCAATATTTTTAAAGATAGAGAAGTAAATTATACAATACCAAAACATAAAATTGTAAATGAAGAAGTTGTAGGAGTATTTCAAATTTCAGATACCCACTTCAACGAAATTATTGATATTAATGGTAATAAGTATGATTTTAAAATTGCTTCAAAACGATTACAAAAATATGTTTGTATGGCTAAAAGACAATTTAAAAATCATGGAATTGAAAAAGTAATTATAGCCATGACTGGAGATTTACTAAACTCCGATAGAAGACTAGACGAATTATTAAATATGAGTACTAATAGGGCTAAAGCCTCCGCTCTTAGTGCTATGTTATTAGAACAGGTTATTGTAGATTTAGCTCAAGATTTTAGTATTACATTAACTTATGTTACTGGAAACGAATCAAGAGTAGGTGAATATTTTGGTTCTACAGAAATTATGGTATCTGATAATTATGATACTACTATTTTTGAAATGTTAAGAATGATGTTTAAAGATAAACCTATTGATTTTATTGATGGATCTGTTGGTGAAAAGGTTATTAAAGTTTGTGATAAACATATTTTAATGTTACATGGACAACAAATGAATAGTAATATTTCTAAACAATCACAACAGATTAAAGGTAAATATTCTGATAAAAATATTAAAATAGATTATATTATTTTTGGCCATATTCATGAATGTTTAATTGCTGATTTTTATGCTAGATCGTCATCTTTATGCGGAGCTAATGCTTATTCAGATTATAGTTTACAGTTAACATCTAGGGCTTCACAGAATATACATTTTGTTTCTAAAGATGGCATTAATACTATGAAGGTTGATTTGCAAGAATACGATGATTATGAAGGATATGATATCGATGAAACATTAGAAGCATATAATGCAAAAAGTAGTTCAAAAGGAAAAGAAGAGAAATTCATTTTAGTAAATGTTTTATAGTTTACATACAACACAAAATATAGTATATTATATACATGTAATGATGTTGAGACAAACACGAATATAGGAGAGAAAATGTTAACATTCAAAGAACTTCAAGAAAAATTGATGATTTTTGGGAAGAGAGCATACCCGCAATTTGGGAATGTAGTTATTCTTGCTGGAGGGGCGGGTTCAGGAAAGGGGTTTCAAACATCTAATTTACTAGGAATTGAAGGTAAAACCTTTGATGTGGATAAACTAAAAGAATTAACAGTTCGTTTGCCAAAATTCACACAAAAAATAAAAGATGAAACTGGTCATGATATCACTCAATTTAACATGATGAATCCTGAAGAAGTTTCAAAATTACATGATATTTTAGCTTCTGTATATCGTGTACCTAATAAATCACAAGAAGCTATGTTTGGTTCTATTCTGACAAGTGAAAATAAACCTAATCTAATTTTTGATGTAACACTAAAAGATATTACTAAACTAGAAAGTATTTCTCGAAATGTTCGAGAATTAGGATATGATAAGAAAAATATTCATATTGTTTGGATAGTAAATGATTTAGATGTTGCCAGAGAACAAAACAAAAAAAGAAGCCGTGTAGTTTCAGATGAAATTCTTTTAGTTACTCATAAAGGAGCTTCAATGACGATGAAAGAAATCCTTGATATGGGTAATAAAATTACTAAATATATGGATGGAGTAATTTACATTTCATTCAATAAAATTAAAGTTGATACTACTAAAGTTGATAGTGAAACTTCTAAAACTGGAACTGCATTGCCTACAAGAGCCGATTCAAAAGGCAGTTACATTAAAGATGCAAATTATATTAAGGTAAAAGAACAAGGAAAGCCACAAATTAGTTCTGAAGAATTGCCTTTTGAAGTGTACAGTAAAATCAAAAAATACACTCCAGATATTGAGGGCTGGTAAAACAAGATAATACAAAAATTGAAAGAGTAATTTGATTTATAATCATTTTGTTCTTTTTTATTGACACACAACTCAAAAACAAGTATACTGTATTTGTAAGTGAGATAGATAACTCATTCAAAGGAGATTTAAGATGATTATTAAAGAGTTTACTTTTGAGAAAAAAGATGGAACTATTCGTACAATCAAAGGAACTGACGATTGGAAAAACTTCTATAAAGCTTATCCTGATAAGAAACCTTTAGGTAAAAAACATTCAGCTAATCACGTAAAAGTTATATATGATCTTGAAGATAATATGTTTAAATCTTTCATTAAAGATAAATTTATTTCTGAGAGAATTGTAGGTTTCAGAACTCAAAAAATATCTGTAAAGAATAATGATTTTTATCATAAAGCTGGAAATATTTCATTTCTAAAACGAAGAAAAACTCCTTATTTTCTTCTATCTATGCTTTCAAACGATAATATGTCTAAATCTGAAATGATTATGAAATTATCTTTTTTAAGTGAAAAACTGAATATCTCTAAAAACCAAAAACGTAATGTTACTAGACTAATTAGAGCGTTTACACAAAATGATTTAATTGAAAAGATAAATAATACATACACAATTACAGCAAAAGGTAAATTATTTTTAGAGAATAACGTTAAATAATGGAGAATAAAATGAAAACATTTAAAGAACTATTCGAAGAAAAAAATGAAAAAGACGCTTATGATAAATTATTTATGAGTATTTTAAAATCATTTGGAGTTGAAGATGTAGAAGATTTATCTAAAGAACAAAAGAAAGAATTTTTTGATAAAGTAGATAAAGCTTGGAAATCTGAAAAAGAGAAGGATTAATATATGAAATCTTTTAGAGAAACACTATTCGAAGAAATTGATTCTGATGAAGAAATAGATGATGAATTATTTCTGCTAATGGTTGATTTTTTTATTGAAACAGATGAAGAACAATTAGAACAAGTTTTAACTGAAGATCAAATGGATATGTATTATGAAATTCTTGATGAATTAGATTTGGAAGATGAAGAAGATGAAGAATTAGACGAAGCAAGATTAAAAAAGAGAATTTCAAAAGCAGAAAAGAATAGACGTAAAAGAGCATATCGTAAGAATAAAGAAAAAATTAAGAGAAAACAGAAAAAATATCGTAAAACTACTTCTTATAAAAAATATAAGAAAAAAGAAAAAAGAATGAATGCCCAAGGGAAAACAAGCACTGGAAAACGTCAATCAACTTATATTTAAAGGGGAAATAATATGAAAACATTTAAAGAAATTCTAAATGAATCTACTGTTTTAAATGAAAAACAGTGTGTTCAAGTAGATAAAGATACTTTTAAAAATATTAAATCAATTCTAGATGAGTTTGAAGATGAAGAAGGTTTAACTACTTCTGATTATAGTATTAATAAGAAAGATACTTCTGTATCATTTAAAGATAACGAAAAAGCTGATGCCTTTATTAATTATGTAAAATCTGAAAACGGTAAAGCCTGGAAAACTGAATAATTATAATTTTTACAAACAGATACTGTATATAACTTGAATTTAAACATGAAACTAAGGAGAAATTTACCATGGAAATCAGTAAACAAACACTCGAAATTTTTAAAAACTTCAGCGAAATTAACAACTCAATTTATCTAGATGAACCTGAATATATCAAAACAAAAACCCCGAATTCGTCTAACGTTATAGGTATCGCCAAAATTTCTGAAACTTTACCAGAAATCGCTATCTATTCGTTAGACGAATTTTTGGGTTCTATCAGCCTAATGTCAGATAACGTAGAATATGATTTTACTAAAGATTATATTAAAATCAAAGATGGTAAAGCTAAAATCAAATATCGTTTATCTGATCCTTCCCATATTCTCAATCAATGTAAAGCTGTACAAGATTATGAAGCATTTGATTCATTTGATTGTTCTTTTAATCTATCTGAAGAGCAACTATCTAGTATTAAAAAAGCATCTCGTGTTCTAGGTGCTAATGTTATGGAAATCAATTTAGAAGATGGTAAAGGTACTATTAATCTTATTAATTCAGAAATGCCCATGTCTAATTCTTTTGAGATTCAAATTAAAGGTTCTGGTACAGGTGAAGGCAAAGTATATGTTGAAAATCTTAAAATGATTAATACAGATTATAATATAATGGTTGCTTCTAATAAAGTTATTAAATTTATTAAAGAAAAAGATTTTGAACTATTTTATTTTGTAGCTTGTGCAATTCTATAAGGAGAAATTTAAGATGAATCAAGGTAGTTTACATAAAAGGCTCGGGGATTCTTATATTTGGGGACTAAAATACCGTCCAAATGATGTTGAATCACTTATATTACCAGAACGTATTAAAAAACAAATACAACAAATTGTGAATTCTAAAGATATTCCAAATTTACTATTTTCTGGTCCTGCTGGATGTGGAAAAACAAGTACTGGTGTGGTATTGTCTGAAATGTTAGATTTTGAATATCTATACATTAATGGTTCAGAACAAAATGGAATAGATGTTCTTAGAACTAAAATTCGACAATTTGTTACTGGTACTAATTGGGATAACACTAAGAAAATCGTTATATTAGATGAGGGAGACCGACTTTCGCCTCAGGCCATGGATGCATGTAAGGTTTTCCTGGAAGAGTTTGCTAAAGGTTGTTCTTTTATTTTTATCAGTAATTATAAGAATAAAATTATTCCGCCTTTACAATCAAGACTTCAAGCTATTGATTTTAATTTCACTAATAAAGAATTAGATAAAATGAAAAAGGAATTCTTTATTAGCGTAAACAATATTCTTAAAACAGAAAAGGTTGAATACAATAAAAAAGTAATAGCTAACATTGTACAAAGAATATTTCCAGATATGAGGAAATGTTTAAATGAATTACAAAAATATGCTTCACAAGATTCTTTAACAGATATTAATATTGTAAAAGATCTATCTGCTAATGATACAGAATATTTTGAAATTTTAAAAAATAAAAATTTCACAAACATGCGTAAATATATTATGGGAATGAATTCTGATCCACAGAATTTTTATGCTCAATTATTTGATTCTTGTGTAAAACATATTGATCCAGAATATTTGCCTGAGTTTATTATTTTACTTAATAAATACTGTGTAGAGTCTACAATGGTAGCTGATCCAAGAATTAATCTAATGGCATTTAGCACTGAAGTTATGATGAATGGTGATTTCAATGAATAAAAATTCTGATAAACCTGAATTATTTGATATATTAAATTCTATATCTAACAAACAAAAACATTATAGTAAAGATGATTTAGAGAATTATAATCCTTTTATGATTGCTAGATTTTTATCTATGGGAGACGATACAATATTTTTTGCACATGAAGTATCTAAAATGTCATCTTTACCTAATCAGTTACAATATGAGTTTCTTTATGAAGGAATAAATAAAAAGAAAAGATATTTCAAATATATAAAGGGTGGAAAGAAAGAAAAATCACTAGGTAATATATGTAAATATTATAATGTTAGAGAAGAAGTAGGTTTGGAATATCTAGAAATTTTAACTAATAATCAAATTAAAGAAATCAATTCCTTATATGAGGAAAAGAAGATAAAAGGATAATTACAATGTATGAGAATGATGAACTTGAAAATTTAATGAAAGAATATGGTATTGAAGTTGAGCTTGTAGAACATTTCTCTGTTATTAGAGAAACTTTAGATCGTATTGGGATTGCGAATAAAGAAAAGAAAATTCTAAATCCTAGTTGTTATTTACTACATAAACGTGGTGCTTATACTATTTCACATTTTAAACAACTATTAGCTCTTGATGGAAAGAAAACAAATTTTTCAGAAGAAGATTTTAAAAGAGCAGTTAGTATTGCTCGATTACTAGAAGATTGGGGTTTAATTACTATTATAGATCCTGAAAGATACGATGAAGTAGAAGATACTTTTGTATTTGTATTACCTTATAAACAAAAGTCTGATTGGGAAATTAAGCACAAATATTCAATTGGATTTAAAAAATAAATTAAAATAAGTAATAGGTGTTTATTATGAAAGATGAAAAAAGATTAGGAATATTAACTCATAATGATTTAGATGGAATGGGTTGTTATATTCTATTGAAGAGATGTTTAAAGATTCATGATTTTATTTTTTCTAAGAATCATGAAATAATTAAAAATCTAAATAAACTTAGAAGTAAAGGATGTAATGAATTAATTATAACTGATCTTAGTTTAACACAAAATGAAATTGATTTAGCTGATAAATTATTTGATAAAGTAATATGGATAGATCACCATTTAACCTCATATGATGTAACAGCACCTTTTAAGTCTATTATTAATAATAAAGCATCAGGTACTTTATTAACTCTATATTATCTTAATAAAAAAGGAATTCATTTTAATAAAGGAATGAAAACTCTTGTAAAATATATTAATGATTATGATTTGTGGGAACATAAATACAAAGAATCATTATTATTAAATAATATTTTATATGACGGACCATTGATGGAGTTTTATGATGAATTTAAAAATGGTATAGGAGATTTTGAAGATCATAATAATGAAAAAAGAAAAAGAGCTGAAGAAATTCAAGAACAAAAGGAAGATACTATATCAAAATTTGAGACATATGATATAGAAGGTATTTTAAAGGTAGTAATAGCGGATTCATATATTTCAGATATATCGTTATATTATAAAGACTTTGATAATTTTGTGATATTACAGAAGGATTATAAACTTAGTATAAGATCTAAAAATGATATGAGTGAATTTTATAAATTAATGAAAGATAAAGGTTTTGCTGGAGGCGGCCATAAAAACGCAGGTGGGGCTAAAGTAAATAATGATGAAGAATTTATGGAATTTGTTGAATTATTTTACAATTTTATGAAAGAATTTTATAATTAAAATTAAGCTAAATTCATAAATAATTATGAGAAAGTGAGAAATAAAATGGAAGATGAAAAAGTTAAAACCAAAAAAATGTCAAATAAAAAATTTATAGAATTAGTATATAGAGCAATGATATACGATGAATTTGATATATATGAAGCAGTGTTAGCTATTAAAGATCATTATAATATTGATGATGAAGATTTTATAGAAATATTCAAACAAGAGAAAACATTAAAGCAAGATTTAATGGCTCATTGTCAAGAAATGGGATTAGTAAAAAAACCAGAAGATAGCAATGATATTGATTCTTTATTTTAGGAGTATTAATGATGAATCAAGTATCTGGTTATAAAGCTTATTGGATATATTTAGCGATTAAATATCAGCATTTTAAAGGATACAATATACTTAATGTTAAATCTAATAGAAGATATTTAAACGGTTGGAATAATAAAAGAAAAGAAAAAGATGGGATATTATTTCAAAAAATACAAACTAGATATAATAACCAAAAAATATTGAAGTTATTATATGGGACTTATCAAGTTCATAATAATTATTTTCACGTTAATGATATATTAAAAGATAATTATAATTTGTTTTTAGATAATATTAGGTATTTGAAAAACGTTAAGACTAACTTTGCAAATGATTTGAAATATTATATTACAGATAATTCATTAAGAGATTTATTAGTTAAGGAGGGAACAATTCCTCCTTTATTTAAAGATTTTAAAAATGGAAAAGTTTCGATAAATTTTCTTACAATTATGAATAAATTGTTTAATATAGAATTATTAAATAAAGGAAATATTATTAACCCATTAGAGAAGGAGTATTATTATGGATTGTTGAATGACTTGAAAATGTATGAGATATTGATAGAAGAATTTATTAAAGATTATGATTGGAAAGATATTATAAAACATGAAATTTCAATTTATCATTAAGTTTATAGTTAATCTTAAAAATCGAATTAATTGAAACCACGAAATCCGAATTTAACTAAACGAAGGGTAATTATTATGAGTTCATTCGCAGAATTTAAAAAGAAACAAGCAGAATTATCAGATGCAGTAAAAAATATGGCTAAAAAGCCAAACAAATCTTATCAAGATGAGCGTTTTTGGAGGTTTACAAAAGATGCTAGCGGAAATGCTAATGCAACAATTCGTTTTCTCCCACAACAAGATCCATCAAAATCTCCAGTACTTCTAACTTATAAACATGGGTTTCAAGAAGAAGGTCGTTGGTTTATTGAAGAATGTCCTGTAACTATTGGAGAAAAATGTCCTGTTTGTGAACAATCATCTACTCTATGGGCTACCGATGAAGAAACAGCTCGTAAATATTGGAGAAATAAACAATACATCGCTAATATTCTAGTAATTGATGATGAAGGAAATCCTGAAAATAATGGAAAAACATTTCTATTTCAGTTTGGTAAAATTGTATATGATAAAATTATGGAAGTAGTACAACCTGAAGATGAGGATGAAGAACCAATTAATGTTTTTGATTTTGACGAAGGAGCTAATTTCAAATTAAAAATTGTTCAAAAAGCAGGATTTAATAATTACGATAAATCTAAATTTCTTTCTAAAACTTCAGCTCTAGAAAATCAAGAAGAAATTTTTGATTCATTAGTTGATTTAGATGAATTTGTTGATCCTGAGAAATTTAAATCTTATGATGAAATTCTTAAAAAGTTTTCGAATGTTGTAAATTATACAGCACCTGTTCAAAAACAATCTGCTTCTGATGAAGGTAAATCTTCAGAAAATGCAGATAAGGAAACACCTAAGAAATTTGAATTTCATGAGGATGATGTCCTAGAAGATAACGAAGAAGGAGATGAAATTGATTTTGATTCTTTACTTTCAGACGATGAAGATTAAATTCTAAAATAACTCTAAGTTATTAATATCAAAAGGGAATCCTTATTACGGGATTCCCTTTTTTAATTTAAATGCATTTTTATTTATCTTAGATGTATGATTATATTATTTTTGCAATTTAAAATGCATTTTATTTTAAAAATGAAAATAGTGTAATAATATCAATAACTTATAAATCTACGAAAAATATTTTATAATTTCATTTTGTTTAATGATATCAATAACTTAGGGATAAATTGAAAATTTTGAGGTAAAAATGATAAAGTCCTGTTGTTTTTTGTTTACTTCTGACTTTAAACATGTTATTATGTACTCAAGTTGATCGAAATTATTTTCAAAGGAGATTTAAGATGACTAAATCACAAGAAAAAATAATACAAAAATAAAAGAGAATTTCTACAATGTAGAAGTGAATGAAACTGATTTAAATATTGCGTTTGTAAAATTTGATAATGGCAAAGATCATATCTTTTTGAATGAAAGCGCACATGTAACTCTAGGGAAACGAGGTAAAGTTACTTTTTTAAGTTTATTCAGAACTTGCTCAGATACAAAACATTGTAAAGTTTTAGCTCATCTTATGGGAACTAAATTAGGATTAAGCTCCAATCAAATACATTTTTCAAAAATGTTTTAAATTCTTCATTTTATTGTTTACTTCTGAAATATAATTTGATACTATATAATTACATTGAGAGAACAACTTTCAAAAGGAGATTTAAGATGAAAATTACAGAATTAGAAAAAGTGGTTTATAATGCAATTCTTGATACTTGTTACCATGAATGTGAGGCAGATTTAATTGATATTCATGAATCAACTGGAATTAAAATTAACTCTATTAAAGGGGTTATAGGCAGTCTTACTAAAAAGGGATTGGTTGAAGTTACTAAAGAAAAGAGAGATGGAAAAATATTTTTGGGAATTAACCCAATAAACGAAGACGGATTTATCAGTTTTGGATGTGATACTTATTCAGAAGAAGAATATAAAAAGTTCTATAAGTCTTTTATTGTTTACTTCTGACTTTAAACATGTTATTATGTACTCAAGTTGATCGAAATTATTTTCAAAAGGAGATTTAAGATGAAAATTAAACTGAATGCAATCGAAAACATGATTTTTAAAGGTAAAAAAGTTACAGATTCTAAACTCCCTAAAATTACTAAAGGAGAATGGAGAATCACTCAAGTTCTGGATTATCTTGTAGTTACTAAAAAGGATACTAATAATGCTTATATCGAAACAGATCAAGGTTGGTATATGATCAAACTTTGGTAGGATGAAAGAGGGTATGAAATTTAATCATACCCTCTTTCAATTTTATTGTAATGTTCTTTCTTTTTCTGTTGATTTAGAATTTTCTATTTCTTCTAATAACGAAGTAAGTGAAGTTTTAATGTTACCATTTGTTTTGTCAGAAGTTTGTTTATCTTCTTCTTTTTCTTGTTCTAAACCTCTTATTTCTTTATGTAAATCCATTAAAGATTTAGTACTTTCATTTAGAGCTTTTGCCATACCAGCACAAACTTCTATTGATCTTGGACTAGGAGCAGTTTTAGCTTCTGTAGTTGCGGTATCTAATACTTCAGATGATCTTATGATTGATTGCATTATTTTTTCTCTTGCTGTTCTATAATCATCTTGTACGTCATCTTTTGTACCTTTTGAATTTACTTCTACTTTATCTAATTCTACTTCTGTTACCTCTGTTACTTCTTCACCTTCTCCGAAAACTTGATTAATATCTTTCATATCGACCTCCGGAGTTTATGGATTATTGATCACTGTTATAATATCAGGATCTTGCCATGTATGTGTTATTCTAGTTAATATTTCTTGTTCTTCTTGACCTAAGTATTCATATTCTTTAATATCATTAATCACTTCATATATAAATACACTATCTTTAATCATCGGATAAACAAACCCCTCTAAAGTTATATTTAAACTTGCTTCTAATTCTCTAATAGAGTCTTCTGCTTGAGTTAATTCCGTTTCAAAGTTTAAGTTTACGTCGTTTAATTTAATTTTGCAATCTCTAGAAATATTTAAAGAAGGTATTTCTTTTATATTTAAATTTACTTCAGGTTTAAATTGATAAAGTAATTGTTCTACTATTTGAAACATATCATCTTGATATTTAGTTTTAATAGTTATATCAAATGTATAATCATAAGGAACTCCTTCAAATACATATTGAGAACTTGAAGTTGGTATTTTGTTTATACTGTTTAGTTTTCTGTTACTGTTATAATTAATATTTTCTAAATTAAAACCTATTACAGGTAATACTAAAGAAGCACTTTCTGTATTTGGATTTCTGTTTAGTTTATAGTTAATTTTCCTTTTAGAAGCATATACTAAAGGTACTTTAATATCTTTAATTTCTACATCAGAATCGTTAACTCGTTTAACATGAATATCAGAAAATAATTTTGAAATAGCAATAATATAATTTTTTGTTGTTTCGTTATACCAATACATATATGATCCTATAAATTTATTTTAAAAGAGGGAGAAATTAATCTCCCTCAGATAATCTATTCTTTTTCCCAATAAGCATAGGAAAATGTGACTCCATACTCTTCAACATTGTCCCTGTTATCGAACCCTAGATCTATGGGCTCTACACTCGTGGGCCATAATGCTTGAAATTTATATTTACCGTTAGCATTTTCTGAACCATCTCTGTTTAGTTGAATTACAGTTGCAGTTCTAAAATAATCAGAAAGATTACCTTGTCCTACAGCAGCAGCATTATTTTTGATATTTTCTTGCCATTCATCTAACTGTTGTCTGATACCAAAATCTTCATCATTAACTACTGTAATAGACCAATCTTCAAATGTAGTATCACCTGCAATTTTAATTTGGTTATTTAGATAATTCATTTCGATTGGATTGATAGTTTTCCCAGGAATTTGAGCTGCTTTACAAACAAATTCTAATTTCTGGTCTATACCATCAATAATTACTTTATACAGGTTTGATCTAGCTCCTGAAGTAAAGTTACTAATAAAATCATTTACTGTTGACATATTGTTACTCCTTATATTATCATTATTCTATTATTTGTCCAAATACTAATAAATCTAAATTAGTATCATTGTTAAAATATTGCCTGTTCCAAGATGATCTAAATTCTCCTTGTTCTATCCATTTATCTAATCTTGAATAATATTCTATAAATAAATTTTCTGCTCCAAAATCTTCTTTAATAGAAATTCTACTATCTTTTTTATTTAAAATTTCTTCATTGTCTATGTTAAAATATTCATCTCTCCATAATAATTTAATAGAGAAATTGTTTAGATTTTTATATGAATTAAGAGCGTTTTTACTTATTTTGTTATCTGAAATAATTTGTTCAATATTATCTGATAAAATTACCATAAACATAATATTATAAAAACCACCTTTAATTTCAGAACTACTAGAGATTATTTGTATCTTTTTATTATCTATTTTTTCATATTCGATATAACCTAAATATTCTTCGTTATTAGATACTAGAAAATATTGATTATCAGTCTTATATACTTTATATTTAGCTCTAGCACCTAATTTATCTCTAACTAATTTTATATATTTAGTATCTTTTAATTGTTTCCAGTCATCTTCATGAGATTCAAAACCACTAGTAAATTTACCTCTAATAATAGGTGATTCAAGTATTTGTTTATATGTTTTAATTGATTTAATTTCTTTAGTCATAAAAATTAGGCACAGGAAACCACGGGGCAAGCCCCGTGGAGGAATGTGTCCCTCCTTTCAATTAAAGTTGTTGTTCTTGCAGTTAACCTCGTACAGTTTTTCTTTACATTTACTGACGGGTTGATTACCTTACCTTCTAAATCAGATATGGCAAAAAATCCTGTACTTCTTTTGCCCTTGATAAAGCCAGTAACTTTCGGTGTTTGGATATAATCAAACTTTCTCAACCCAAACAGTTTGCCTGTTGGTATTCTTTTCTCGGAACGACTGCCTTTCGTTTGTTGATAATCACCGTTAGATACGTGTTTTTTGAAATAGATGTTATCAGATAACTCAACAATCTCACCTTCTTCACAACATATTGCTATAGCGTCAAAATGGTGAGACTTGGGTAATTGTAAGATTTGTTCTCTCTTGAACTTAGTCTCATATCCAAATGTTTCTTCAAAATCACCAAACCGTTTCTTCAGTTGGGATGTTACAGCACCAACTTCAGTGGCGTGTTTTGTTTTACTTCTACTTCCTTTAATTTGAAACTCTCCGTTGTGCAACTTATCATGGCAACCTTCACATAAAGTAATTAAATTACTTGGCGTGTCCGTTCCTCCGTTACTTCTAAAAACAACATGATGAACGTGCAACTTACCTTTCCTGGTTTTGCATTTCTGGCATTGATATCCATCACGATGCAAAACATAAGCTTTTACATTATAGAATCCTTTTTGATTGCCTTTCTGGTAATCCCATCTTTTAACATCAGGATTGGATATCTTATGGATATCAAAACTTGCTATCTCAACTTTCCAGCAGGACACAGGTAATATAGATTCAACAAACTTCTTTTCCCTTAAATGCGAATCAACTTTAGATGTAATGCTTGGTGCAAGTCTTCCTTCTTTTCGCATAGAAGCTCTGTTCTGCCAACGAGCTTTTCTGTATCTTGTTTTTCTGCCTCGTCTGATTCTACGATACATTCTTCTTTGTTCCATCTTCTTTGAAACATCCTGACGGATTTGAACTTCTGATTGATAAACTACTTTTCCGTTTGCAGTAGCAGCACAACCAATCGTTTTGCTGCCTGTATCCATACCAGCAACGACTTCTTGTGTGTTTTCTTCACAATCCCATAATAGTTTGATTGTGAATGGGGTCCGTTTAATTACCTTTGCTTTACCTGCTTTAAGCAAATGTTTTGCTTTAGCAGGCTTGCAAGGCATTAACGGATTCCCATTTTTATTAATTACATACACACACATGGCTTTAGACCTCCTTGTGTATTAGGATTATGCGTATTTCCAAGCTCGGAGTACTTGGAAAATCCGGCTTCCTCTCGCTCGCTTATCCAAAGGTTTGACGCAATACACACTGTTCCGACCACACAGAACTGTTTAATATATTGCCTTAGAGGTTGGAGCTGAGGCGACACCCCAACGTAACTAATTTCTTTGGTAAGGTTTAACAACATTTTTACTCCGTTGTTGAGCTGGTAACCTGCGGCTTTCTCTCAAAAGCCACGGGGCTTGCCCAGTGGTAGGTTACTTTAGTACCTCCATACGTTTATTTAAAATTAATAGTGGTTAGATATTGTGGAGGCAATATCAACTATGATCAGTAGCTGTCCCACTATTAATTATCGTATTACCATTTTAATTAATTATAAAATTACACTGAACCCACAATTTCTGAGAATTCTACTCCAGTTCTAGATGCGATAAAATTTAATTGAAGATATTCTGTTGCTCTAGTCGGAGCCACAAAAATGCTGCAAACAAGTTGATTACTATCAATAACTTGTGGCGTATTATTCGTTTCATCACATTGAACGAAGAAGTCTGTAATCCCTTGTCTACCTTGAACATTTCTTAGATAAGGTTCAATCATACCAACTAATTGTCTACGAGTATAAGCATTGTTCTGCTCAAATAAGAAGTATTTTGAACTAGTAGCAATAGCTTTTTCAATAATAATAAACAATCTACGAACGTTAACTCTATCAAATGCTGAAGGTTTAGCTTGTAGTGTTTTCTGACCAAATACTACAGGTCCATCACTTGCTAAACTAACGATAGGATTAACTTGTGATTTATAAAGAGTATCACGTTGTGCTCTGTTAGGATTAAATGCTAGTTTAACAACATTTTTAATTTGACCTCTATTTAGACCGGCTGGGGCAAACCATGGATCTCTTTGATCATCTGTTCTAGCATAGATACCAGCAACATCGCCAGAAATTGGAACCCAACGATAAACATCATTAAATTTATCATATTGATATTTGAAGTTACCATAAATTGCACCATAAGAACTAGCACTATCTAGAGTATCTTTCTTATATGTAGCACAATTTGTAGTAGCAGTACCGGCTGGAATACCAACAACTTCAGAACGTGGAACACCTAAAATTGCCATACAATCCATACGAGATTCACACATAGCAATAATGTATTTTTGAATTGTAGCATCTACGTTACCACCATCAATAATTAGATTAACATCAAATTCTTCTGCGTTATCGAATTCGTCATAAGCTAGTTGAATATCTCCAGTAGTAGGCAAACCATCATTACCATTTACTAGTGAAGTAGCAGTAATACTAGAAATTTCATTAGTATTAGAACTATCAAAGAAAACAGTAATATAATTACTAGTACGATTAATTAGTGTTTCTACATATTCTGAAGTTCCGTCAAATTTCTTTGCTGTTGGATCAGAAGAAACTAGAAATGTTTCTAGAATTTGTTCGTCTTCATCAAGAACAACTACTGCAAAATAATCAGTTCCTAATTCAGCAGGAGCATATTCAAAATAATCTACAAAATTTACACCAGCTGTAATTTCAGCAGTATCGAAATCTGTTGCATTAGCAATAGCGATTTGTAGATTATCACCATAAGATCCTGGATATTTTGCATAAACTTGAAGTTGAGCAGTTTCTGAAAGATTAACTGCTGTAGCAGTACCAGAACCGGCAACATCACCAGTAATAGTTTCAGATCCAAAAGTTCCTGAATCTACTTGAACTGTAATAACTTCTGCTGTAGTATCAATACTAACTACATCACCGGTTGCGCTAGAAGTACCACCAGTTACAGTTTCTCCAATTTTAAAAGTTCCTGCTTCATCTGTACCTAGAGTAAGTTCTACATAATCACTAAAAGAAGCAGTGTAAGTATCAACTGCATCATCATTAGGGATATAAGTTCCTAAACCTAGAGTACCGTTAGTACCTGTAGAGTCTTCTACTAATACTCCAGAGTTGATAGCTGTTTCTGAATCTACAGCACGGCAAACATAAAGTGTATTACTATATGCTAGAAAGTTAGATGCTGAAAACCAGTGATCAGCAGTGTTATCTGTAGGAAGTCCAAAAATTTGTTTTAGTTCATCTTCGTTAGTTACTAGTTTCTTTTCGAAACATGGACCTTTTTGATATGCACCAGCTACAGCTGTAATTGATGTAGCGACAGCTGGAACAATAGTACTAAGATCAATCTCGCGGATAGAGACCGCAGGTGATAGACTGAAAGCCATATGTATTTCTCCTTAAATGTGTTAACTTGTTTATTCTGTTAAATTATTTTTATTCATAATATTCAATTAATATTTATCTCTTCACTACTTGTATTTATCTCTTTAAAAATCATCATAATAGTTATCTGGAAGAAAACCAATAGGTAAAAGATCTTCTTCTATTTCTTCGTAAGTTTTGCTATATAATTTATTCATTACATTTTCTTGATCTAACCACATATCTACTAAATTTTCTTGAGTCATGAAAAAACAAAAATGAATTAAAGGTGTAATTAAATCATCATGTTTTCTATCTTCAGCAGAATAAGTTCCATTTTTCTTTCTTTCAAAATATGTAAATTGCTGTATAGTATTAAAGTCGTTAATTATTAATTTATCCGATTCAATAAAATTCTTTAAATGAGAACAACCAATATTTTTACTACCTTTAGTCATTCTTAAACCGAATTTCTTATTATGAAATAATATTTCTGGATATTCTTCGTTATAGTTAAGATTATTTAAAACTTCCATGCCTATAGTATTATTTTCTACTATTACTAAAGCATTATTATAAGTTAATCCTATTGTATTAATTACAGTAGAAAATACATTTGGTTTAATAGTATTATCTTCATAAGTTGCTACTTGATTATAGGGTATTTCTGAAACATCTATAATTTGAATTGTGCTATAATCACCATTTCCACCAACACCTTCAGCAACATCGCATATTAGAACATATTGTTTTTCTTTATCTGGTTTTTCATATATCCTAAAACTTTCTTTCATTTGAGTTTGAACAGGATCTTGATATACTAAATTTTTTAATTTTTTACCATCTATTAATGTATTAGAAGACCCCAGAAAATCACATAAATATTCTTGACTTACTCGTTGTATACCAATATCGTCAATTTGTTGTTGTAACCATTCTTCATCTCTACCAGGAACTTCATCGTAAGAAGCTTCAAATGGAATAAAACTACTTCTACCTTTTTCTGCATCTACCCAAAATTTGTAAAAATGATTCATCCCATAAGGAGTTGATATCATTATTATCCTAGCAGTATTAGATGAAGAAACTGTAGGATAAACAGATTGAAAGAAATCTTCAAATATTCCAGGAGAAATAAACGCAAATTCATCTAAGAAAAGATTAGCTATCGAATAACCCCTTATTGCACTTGAACTTGTAGATGAAGCTAATATTCTGGAACCATTTTCACAAACTATAGAACTTTTATTCCATTCTTCAATCCCAATTTTTAGAAAATCTGGCAAATTTTCTATCATCATTTTTATTCTGGATAGAATTTCTCTTGCTGTTGCTTCTTTATTAGCTAATATTGCTGAAGTTTTGTTTGCATTAAATATAGTAAAATGACATAACCAAGCACTAACTGTTGCAGTTTTACCAGATTGTCGACCTATTTTTCCTAGTATTCTTTTATTATTATGTATAGTATCTATTAATCTTTCTTGAAACGGATATAAATTAAATTTAACTTTGCCGTCATCAAGATTAATTATATAGATATAATTTTTAATGAAATAAATTGGGTCTTCACGACATTTAATTATTTCTTGTATTTGCCAAGGCTCGTATTCATATTCGCTTCCGCTTTTTAATAGATTAGGATTGCCTTGATAAATTTTTTGTTCTGACATAATTACCAACTATCTCCAAAAGGATTGCTCTCATCGAACTCTAGAGTTTCCTGAAAATCTTGTAATGAATCATCCACTGAACTTTCAGTTTCACCTTCTAATGTACCTATTTCAGGAAATTCTGTTGTTACTACATCACTAAATTGTTCACCAGAATAATCAAATCTCTTTACAGATATCTGATATACTGTTTGCTTTCCATGTAGATAGAATGGTTGTTCATCTTCTATAAAAGTAACTTCAAATAAATCTTTATTAAATGTAAATTGAATTAGATCTCCTTCTTCAGGTTTTTCGCCTAATAAATTTTCAATATAATCTTGTTGAACTGATAATTTAATAGTATCATCAATTTCTAATCCTAATTTACTGAATAAATCGCCTTGACCACTAAATACTTCATAGTTTTCAGGAATCATTTTTATTTCAAAAGATTCATCATAAGACGATAAAGTATCTTCACCTAATAATGAATCTTCTTTAACTGAAGTTCTAGGTAAATATATAAGAGGAACGCCATACATTTCTACAAATTCGTGTGTTGCATCATTAGTAACATTCCACTCATTTGATGATTCTGGTTGAAAGAAATTAAAATAACTCATAAAATATCCTATTAAATATCCTATTAAACAAATTATGCTGTAAAAAAATCGTAAGGTTCAGAGTAGCGAGAATATAATTCTTCTTCTAATTCTTGTTTTTCTTCTTTACCTTCTTGAATAATTCTATTATAATCTAAAGCAACTCCACCAGGTAAAGTACCACCAGCGAATTTACCTATATTTTGACCCCATGCTATTTTGCATAAAGCAGCTATATATTTTTGTACCCAAGAATTTTCATATACCTTTTCAATTGATTCTGGTGATCTATGGATTTTTAAAGCTAATTTCTCTATCTTTTCTGGAGTTTCTAATATAAATAACTTATTAGTACTAGAATTATATTCGAACATTTTTTCGTCAGACATAAAATCTTCGTACATAGAAATAGATTGTCTAAATAAAGTTAAATCTAATATATCAGTACTAAATGTATTAACATCACCTACAGTATATGGATTTATTAATAAAGCTTCATCATTTAATTTAGAACTATTACTTCCATATACATTTAATACTGAATGTACTTTATCGTCTAATATATATTCTTGTTGATCTTTAATAGTTTCTAAAAATATATAACCTGTATCAAGTCCGTCATAATGAACTTCAATAAATTTATCTACTGTATCTTCAATATAGATATCCATTTGTTCAGTGGCTAATTCTACATTAATTACAGGTTCACCTAATCTTTGTTTTATTCTTGTTCTTAATTCTTCTATAGTCATTTTTTTATATTCCCACTTGTACTTTTTGATTTAAGGAAGAATCGTCAGTATTAGTTCTCATATCTGGAGATTGTAAATAATTGTTTGCAGTATTAATTGCTGTGTTGTTATTTACTTGTTGTTCTCTTTGTTTTTCTTGTCTTTTATTTCTTAATGTATTTGCTTGAATATTATTACTTGTTCTAGACATTTTTTTATCTTGTACAATTTCAGGTTTTTGTTTTGGTTGTCTAGTTATAAAATCAGTTTGAGTAGTTTGAGCGTTAAAATAACTATCAGTGTTATATATTCTGTCAGAACTTTTGGTTACTAATGAACTATTAGTTTCTACTCTTTTAGTATTAGCTAATTCTTTTCTTTGTTTTTGATTTAGAAATCCTTGTTCATCTAAAGCAGTGACTATTTCTTTATATTCAACTTTAGAAATTTTACCTGATTTATAATCTTGCTTTAATTTTTTAACTTCTACTTTATCTTTAGTTAATAAATTTTTATCTAAATAACCTTTATCAGATAAACTATCTCTGTTTAATTTACCTTCTATATCTTTTTTATCTCCATCAAAACCAAACAATGATTTTAATTTATCAAATGCTCCAGTAGCTAAATCTTTTAGCCAACTCATTAAATCTATTTTAGGTAATTCAAAATTAAAATCAAATATTTTTAATATTTTATTAAATATACCAGAACCTACATCATATGCTAATTGATATAAATTTAACGTTGGCATTTCAAAATCAAAACTAAATAATGATTTAATCTTGTTTAGTAAAAGTGTTCCTTTTTCTTTTATGAATCCTAATATATTAAATTTAGGTAATTCGAAATCAAAACTAAATAATGATTTGATCTTAATCCATAAATTAGAAATAGAACTTTTAACAAACCCTACAATATCAGGAAATTCAAAATTAAATAAGTTACTAAAAATAGTTTTAATAGTACTCCATAAGAAACCAAAAGCATCTTTAATTGGTTTAGTTATTTTGTCTATGCCAAAAACACTTCCAACCCAATTAATTAAACCATCTATAGCTCTTAATGGTGCAAAGAATAAACCATCAATCATTTTAGTAAAACCACTCTTTAAACCAGCTACTAATCCATCTTCTTTAAATCCTTTTACGAATCCTGTAATAAAATCGAATGCTGATATAGCTATTGTTATCGGTAAAAATATTTTACCTAAAACTCGACCAAAACCTTTAGCAAATGATAATATTGATCTTAATGGTCCCATGAATGCTTCAGAAGTTCTTAACATTCCTGAAATAGCTTTGAAAGCATTAGTAATAGGAGAAAGAATTGTTTTACCAAAATTGATTATAGCTTTAAAAGTATTAATTACAGGTTTAATAATACTCTTTACTAATTTTACTGCTTCATCGATATATGGTACTATAGTCTTAATTATTTTAATTTCTCTAAATTTGGAGAAAAACATTTTAATATTTCTGAAAAAGGAAATGAATGGTTTAACTATTTTTTCTAATCCTTTTCCAGTAATTTTATTTAGTAGTTTTACTCCATCCTTTAGACCTTCAAGAAATCCAGCTAAACCAACAATAGGAGCAAGAATTAATCCAGCTGCTATTCCTAATCCACCAAGAAGAGTATTTTTCATTTTATCAGCCATATCTTTAAGGCTATCTACCATTTTTAAAGTTCCACCTTTAATATCTTCTAATAAACTAACTTGTTTCTCTTCTTTTTGGATTTTTTCATTTTCTTTTTGTTCTTGCCAAATATTTTCTTTAGGTTTAATTTGTTTAATAGAAGAAGGAGCTAATTCAACTTTCTTAGAAGATTTATCTGATACTTCTACATTAGACATAGAAGTATCTTGTTCTTTTTGTTCTGCTAAAATTTCCTTTATAGATTTCAACCCAGTATTAGTTTCTTTAATATGAGATTGAATTTCTTGAATAGATTTTTTATCAATTTTAGCCATTAGATTAACTCTCTTCTTTCTGTATTTGTTGAATTAAAATAGCGGTGTAAATATCTAATTCGTAAGGTACTAAATTTTCTATTTCTGTAAGCGTGTAATCTGAGTACCTTACTGTTGTTCCTATTAAATTATAAATATCAGCAACACTTTTACTTCGATACACGCTTATAAAAAATCCATAATATCTTCTGTCTCAAATTTATTTATCTTTTGACAAGAATTACATGTAAATTCTACTTCTAAATAAAGTTTTGCTAATTTATCTATATTTTCAGAAATCTTTTTAATATCTTTTTGTGCTAAATTACCAATAATATTTTCTATTAGTTCTTCTTTAGTGAATTTATTATAAATTTGTTCTTGATAAATTACAGTGTCTATATGTGAAGCAATAAAGTCTAATACATTTTCTGTATTTTCGAAATCATTAAAATTAATATCTTGAATTTTAGGTAATACTAATTTTAAAGATAAATCATCTGTAATTTTACAGTTAATGGTTTTATTGTCTTTATTTTTTAATTTAATAGCTTTTTCGATATCGAATTCAAATTCACTTTTCTTTTCACAATAATCACAAGGAACTTTTGCTTGAACAATTTCTCCATTAGATTTAGCTCTGATAGTAATTACTAAATAAAAGAAATCCACTAAATTTAATTCATTAGGATCAATTTCTCCTATTACACAACCTTTCACTAATTTCTTAAAAATCTCAATATTATTTTTTAAATCATCGTCTAAAGATGATAACAATGATTTTTCTTGTTTAATAACAAATGGTCTAATTTGAACTGTTTCTTCAGAGATTGGTAATTTAATCTTGTGTTCAGGTAAATCTAAAACTGGTAATGTACTCATATTATTTCCTCACTTTTCATTTTTAAAGTTTATTTAATCTTGAGATAATTAAATGATACAGCTAATCTTGAAACCTCATCTCTAGAATCCCATGATAAATCAATAGGTTCTATATTAGTAGGATATGCTTCTATAATTTTTGTAGTATCATATTCTGTTCCATCTCTTTTCATTCTATTTATCACTATCTCAGATATATATTCATCTTTATAACCATAACCTTGATCATCAAATATTTTATTTTTCCATTCATCAAATAAATCTTTTATTATATTGTTTTCATCTAAATAGAATGTTAATGTGACGGGATCGAAATCTGCGCTAGATACAAATTTTTGTGTATATCCTTCGTTCCCATAACTACTTTCGTTAAATGTAATCCCTGGAACTTGACAACTTAAACACCCATATGTTAACATTTTTGATTGCTCAGTATTTATGAAGTCAGCAGTTATTTGAACGTTAAATAAGTTTGATCTACTAAACCCTTGTGTCCCAAAATTTTGTATAAAATCGTTTATTTTTTCCATATGATTCCTCATTAACTATATAAGAAAAAAGGCAGTAATTTAAGATTAAAAATTACCACCTTTTAAATTACCTTTGTTATTTATCTAAGGTATTTATTCGTCTTTTTTGTTTTCTTTATCTTCTTTTTCAGATGAACCCATATAAAAACCAAAAGCAGTTCCTACAAATCCAATTAAAGCAATTAAACCCATATTGAAATAATCTGCATTTCTTTCAGATACATCTACAAAAATTAAAGTTCCAAATATAATTAAAAATCCTAAAGTACTAATTATTGCTAATATAGCAGGAATAATACCTTTCTTCATTTAATTCTCCCTAGTAGAGTTAAAATCAAATTCAGGCCAATTTTCGACTCTTGTTTGTTCTAACATTTCTTTTATTTCTGATAATGTCATTTGTTCTACATCTGTATCAAATGAATTACTTATTGATTTACCTAATTGTTGAATTACTGGAATTAAAGATATTACTAAATCAACTGTATTTTTATCCATTTAATTCTCCTTAGCATTTCTCACGATTTTTACTAATTTTCTTGTAATTAGTTTAAACTTTTGCATTATAATATCATATTTGTTATTAATTTCTTTTGCTTCTTCTTCATTACCAAGTTGTTTTGCTTCAATAAACGATAACTGAGTTTCTAGAGCTAAAGTATAAGTTTCTTTTGCTTTTTCATAAATATCTGAAGCTTCATTACATTGTTCTTGAGTTAAAATTCCTTGAGTACACATCTCGTCTATAGTACTTGCAGCAATCACAGCTGATTCTTGAGTATATTTCAATGATTTAGCCGAAAATTGTAATTGATTAGTAGAACAACCTATTAGTAAAAATACAAGCAAAAATGACGTACAGAAAGATGGTAAAAAATGTGACAAATATCTCATGTTTAATTCCTTTCAATTTTAATAATTTTAATAATTTTAATAATTTGATCCAATTCCAAAAATTGCTCCTAATCTTACACCTATATAACCGATATTTCTTTCATACCAATTACCAGTTCTACCCACATCTTTTTTAAATTGTGCATCAGCAAATTTTCTTTCTTCTTTATTTCTAGCATATTCACATCTTAAATCATGTCTTAATGTAGCAATTGGATGTTTCCATTTAGGAAATAATGATCTTAATGGCCCTACTGATGCACCATTCCATATAAAATTATCAGGAGAATTTGTTTTACCCACTGGTATTTGATTTATCGCTTTTCTATAATCTGTTTTACCTGGAATAGTTTCCATTTGTAAAATATGATTCCATTTAATATTTGAATCGTCATAGAAAAGATCATCTATTTGTTTTTTAGTTAACGACATATGATAACCTATTTAGAAATTTATATTTTGAACTTCTTCAACAGTATTTGCTAACTCTACCTCATTTTTTAAAGTTTGTTATTTTTGAAAATTTTGTAATTTAATGTTATTAATTATTAAAATTAAGAGCTGAATACTGGCAACCCGTCAATCACATCCTGCGGGCTGGTGATGGTTATGGTTCCCGCCTGTGCATCTGCAAGCATCTGTCGTGCTGCCTCCCACACATTCACGCTCCATGCCCACACATTAGCGCAGAATGTTTGGTGTGTGTAGCCATCAACTGAGGCATAATTAACACACGAGTGGACATCGCGGAAAAGAGTATTATTTGCACTGTTATATGCGTCAACCTCTGCTTGTATATACTCCTCCACCGCCCTTTCGCAGTCTTTTTGTAATAGTGCGTTTTTCTCATCTGGCGGAAGATCAACCGCCCATTTTTCAAGCGTCCACACACCATCAATCAAGGTAGGCTCTGCCGCGCTTTCCACTGTCTGATATGCTCCCGGTGTTACTTGCTGTACCGTTACCGGATAAACCTCGTATGATGCAAGCAATGCTTCTGATGGGCGCTTGGGGAAGCTGGTGCTGGGATTGTCTTTGCGTAACTGAGGTATCGAGTACGGGTATTTATCAATCATGTTATTTGCCGTTGTTTTTATGTACATTTGCGCTCCTTTATTTTATCAATCTATGCTAATCCAAGACCATACATGCTTGCCCATCCAGAACCTACAAAGGTGTCTAATATAGACATTGAGGAAGGATTCGATACATCCACGGAAATGAGGCTTGAAGACCCAAAATCAAGGACATAAACAATCTCGTTTTTAATGTCAATATCTACAAACCATGGCCTGCTTAATCCAGTTGACAAGCTGCTTAGTTTAGACAAAGAAGCTGGGCTGCTTATGTCTATTGCTGTCAATGATGATCCCGCGTCTGAAACCACATATGCAACGTCTTTATCTGTGTCAATCTTTACCTTCCTTGCCTCATTTAAGCTCGAGTTTGTATACACACCTATCAAAGATAATGCAGACGGATTACTAACATCTACAGAGCAAATAGCATCATTGTTAAAACATGCAACATATAAGATATTATTATCTACATCTAAATCGACGCCATACGGTACATCCATCGACGCAGACGAAAAAGAATCTAACACTGATAACACGGAATTGTTGCTTAAATCAACAACATCAATAGAGTTTCCGTTAGATGTTGCGACATATGCAACATTATTTTCTTCATCTACTACACAGTCCTGCGGGATGCTGCCAACTGTCAAAAAATCGTCGATTGATAATGATGAAGCATTGCTGGCATTTACCGATGTAAAATAGCTCGCGCTTTGGTCTATGGGGTATATGTATCGATTTTCCTCATCTATTCCAAAACCATATACGCCGCCGAACAGTGTTGTGTTTGCCAACGTATCCAAAATGTTCAAGTTTGATGGGTCGGAGATGTTTATTGTTGATATTGCGTCTTTATCGATGCTGCCCACAACTGCATATTTGTTAGTTTTATCTACGCCTAATGATCTGATTGTCGTTGTGTTTGTTGAACCCACTGAATCCAACAATGCCATGTTTGCTGGATCAGTTATATCTACAGTATAAATCAGTCCGGTTGAATAGGATATTACACAGGCAAAAGTATAATCATACAATGCCCCGCTCGTAGCTAAACTCACTTTTTTGCTAATTAAACTCATGCCGGAACCCCCATCGCTTGACCGCCGATAAATCCATCCCAGGTTGTACCGCCGTCTGATGTGTAAAAAACAAACACGTCCACAGCATCCGCATCACTCGTTAAGCTAGGTGCTGACGCTCCCGGCCAACGTACTGATGTGGGCCATGTGACTGTGTATCCTGTACCGCCAGAGTCTTGGACAATAGTTAATGTCATGCCATAAGAATCACCGGAAGCAGGTGGGTTACTGAATGTAAACGTAGTATTTTCGCTAAGAGTGTGACTAAAAACATTACCAGTTGAACAATCTATATTTGTAGCATTTGTATTTGAAGTTACGGTGTTATATGTCTCAATGTACTCTGTTGCGGAAATAACACCACCATCAAAGGTTGAATCCTGAAAAATCTTATTAGAAATTGTTTGATTGTCTGTAGTACCAACGATATCACCCGTGGGAGAATCAGTATCAGGAATAAACTCACCTCTAACTGCATTAAATTCTTGTGCTATTCTAGTTGCTAAACTCATGCTAATGCTCCTTCAAATTCTGCTAATGTTCCTATATTAGTATCTATTTCTGATTTGGTATAATATCTATTATCTAGTTGACCAGTATCTAATTCAGTTTTGGTATAGAGTTCTGATTTAGTATAGAAATCAGAATTATCAACAAACTGTTTAATTTGATTTAAATTTATTCCAGAATTAATAACTGTTTGATTAACACTCAATGTTGTTAAAAATACAGGGAATATTCCGTTAGCAGGAGGAATAGTAGTACTTCCTTCTACTCCTTCTATTACAGTAAAGTTTCCATTAATATCATATCCACAAACAATGATTTTATCTGATGATGTCGGAATATAAGAACTTAAATTATAATTACCACCAGATATTTCTACAATATCATTGTCATATTGTTTTATATAACCGTTCGTGATACTAAGAATCATATCTTCACCATTATATGATGGAGATAAATCTGTCAACAAACCATTACCTGATTCGTTAAAAACATTAATTAATGTATTATTTTTTTGAATCCAAGTTTTAAATGAATCAGTATCTAATATATTTGAAATCTGAGTAATAGCCATTTAATTATCCTTTTAGCTTCATAATGAATGTTTTATTTCGGTTATGATATTTTTTAATTCAAGAATTTCTTTTTTCATCTTTTTTATATCAGTCTTCATATTTATCATTTCTAAATCTTCACCTTCAGGGGCAAAAAATATTGCCCCTGTTTTTTCATCTTTTTGTTTTTTCATAAAAACCTCTAAATAATTCTTAAATAATCTCTAAATAACTTTCTTCATAATGTATTTTAATTTCTTAAATAATGGTGATAATGCTTGATTCGAAGAATTAAAATCAATTCTACCTTTAAATGTAGTATTATTAGTTAAATTAATCATGTTAGTAATATCAACAACGAACGAACCTCCTGTAGAAGTTGTAATTGTTTCAGTATCTTCAAATGTTCCAGAATCTAATTTTAAAATTATTTCATTATCTCCAACTGCTTCTACTGTTCCAGATGGCGTTCCAGTACCACTTCCTGTAAATGTATCATCTTCAGAAATTGTATCTGTAATAGTAATATCAGAAAATTTATAATAAGAATCTAAATTAGTACTATAAGTTTTTCTATAAAAGCCTGAACCAACTGGAATAGATTCTTCTTCTGTATCATCTAATTTGAAATATAATATATCATCAACAGAGGCTTTCAATGTTTTTGATCCAGTTGGAGGCATATTTTCATCCAGAATTACTTTTATTTCGTTATATTCTGGTGTATTGTTTACAGTTTTTGTTATATAAACTGAATCAGAAGTATTATCATATATACTAAATACGATACTGTTTTGTGATACATCTACAATAGGGGAATATTTTCCATTACCAAATAATTTCATTTTAATATTTAATGTATTATAAACTGATGTTAATTCTATAACATTATCTGGATTGAATGTTTTCCAATTTTCTCCTTCATCTAAAGAATAAAAATAATCTATAGTTGATTTTTCCATTACTTGTGTTTTAGGAGTATATTTAAACATTGAAAAACCTTCTGGAACATTTATAGTTTCTGTTTGAATTGTTCCAGATTCCCCAAAATTACCTTCGAATAAATTAAAAGCTAAATCAGTTTCTTGCAATGCTGACCAAGTAATATTGTTACTAGACGTGAAAAATACACCATCTAAATAAGGATTTTTAGTTATATAATTATTAGTTATTAAATCATATTTTCCCATTTCTGCTATGTAAATTCTCCAATCTCTTGATTTGGAACCAAAAGAAACGAAGAAGTATGTATTAGCTGGAATATATATGGGTTTATCAAATTTAATATTAGTAGGCATTTCACCTGTTAAATCATAATATATATCAGCAGCAGAAAAATATTGAGTATGAAAAATTGATTTCATTTCTGGATATCCATTAATAACATATCCTATTTGCATAAAAGCATCTTCTTCTGTATCTACTGAATTAAAATAAACATTAATAGAAGTAAATATTTTATCTTCATCAAAGAAAAAACTTTGAGCAACTGGATCATTAGTACAACTATCACTACCTGTACTTGAAGATCTATCAGAAGAAGTACTACTTGATGAAACATATCTTGAATTGTCTTCAGAAGGTGGAGCAAAATTAGTAGAACCATCTGTAACAGCGGGTTCATTATTTTCTTTTGCTGCAGCAGTAAAAGCTTGAGTTATTTCATCCATACTTTTACCAGATTCTGCCTCTTGGACCCAATAATTTAATCCACCAGTATCAGGTGCTCTTTGTGTTATATTTGTATATAAATTAGAAATTGCAGCAACAACATCTGAAGATGTTGAAGTACCATAATCACTTGCAAGTACATTAGTTAAAGCTGAGTTACTATCTCCACCAGCATCAGTTTTTATACCGCCAACTGTTCCTGATACAACTTCTGCTGTTGTTGGAGAACCATCATAAGCTATAACATCATAACTAGGTGAAGGAGAGCTATAACTAGAATATGATGGTGTATATCTAGGCGTATAATTATATATTACTGTAGTTTCTACTCTATCAATATAAATTTCTTTTTCATAAAATTTCTTTAAACCAGTAGATTCAAAAACAAATGAACTATATAATCCATTTTCTGTATCTAAATTGATAATTTTTATTTCTATATCGCCTGTAGAAATACCTTCAGGAATAGTTATGATCCCTTTAAAAGTACCGTCAGATTGTACTATAGCAGAAGTATAATTCGTCCCATCGTTTGGTAAATGATTAGGAAAATCTGTATTATTCACAGTTTCCCAAACTGTACCTTCATTTCCAGAATCCCAAGTTTGATCTGAAGGTGAATTAATACTCACAAATTCATCATCTATTTTTGCTATCAGTCTACAAGTAGATAACCATTCTTGACCTGTTATTTCAATAGGTATTTGTCTAGCATATTCTATACTTTTTTCTTCTTTAAAAGTCACAATTTCTTCTGTAATTTTATCTTCTGTTTCAGTAGCTGTAGTATTTCTCAAAGAAGTGTTATGTGTGTTAACAGTTTTAGATTCAGCTACATTATTTACAATTTCTTTTTCTATATATTCGTCATCTATCCAAGTATCAGAAGATGGTTCACACTCTATTTTTCCAGTTAAATCGTCTAAAAAGCCATGTGGATTTAAACTTTCTGAACCACTTCTATAAACATTTCTTGCAGCTGAAATTTCTGAAATTACTTTAATAGTATTATATTTGCCATTAGGACCATATTCTTTAATGTTATCTAATATGTTATTAGCATAAGAGAATTTATAAACATTATGAGTAGTATTCATTTCTAATGTTTGTAAAATTTTATTTATAGCAGCTGAAAAATCAGTGTTTATATCAGATTTGAAAAATGAATTAAACGAATCTACTAATATACCTTTTAATTCAGTAGGTAATTCTCCGCTAATGGCTTCATCTTCTAGTGAAATTTGAGCTTGATTTTCTTCAACCTGACTTAATCTTTCTAACATATAATAAAGTTGAAGCATTGTTGTTCTTTTGAAACCATAATTTACTATAGATGTTTCTCCCGCACCTGAATTAGGCATAAATTTAATATAACCTAATCTTAAAACTTCTTGTGATTCAAAAGGCACAACAGAATCTTCCCAATCAGTATAAGGTCCTGTTTTTACAACAATTTCACCTAAACTATTAACAGAAATTAAATCAACCCTAGCAAGGTAATAATTATAATCTACATCAACTGTTGAACCATCTTTTGGATATTCATCGTTATCGGGATATGAAACATCATTTAAATCAGAATCAAAAGTTAAATTATAATAATTGTCTGTACCTGATGTTAAAGAATATTCAGTACTGTCAAATGTTTTGTTATATTTAAATGTTACTTTATAAGTAGAACCAGGATCTGGTTCAGCACCTGCTAAATACCAATCAATTTCGTCGGCATTTAAAGTAAAATCTGTATCTTCTACATAAGTTGTTCCACCGTCTACTGAAGTAATAGAAGTAATACTAATTATAGAAGTATATTCTCTTCCTGGGAATCTGTTATTAGAATTGGAATTTTCTATAATAGCATCTGAACTATCAGCAACACCTTTAGTTAAATATACAGTAGTTTCAACTTCACCATTAACTTCTGAAATATCTTTAACATATTTTTCGTTTAAAGAATAATCATAAGTTCCAGTACTAAATACTTTTGGTTCATTTCTTCTAGCATTAGTATCTAGTGCTTTTGAAACTTTTACAGTTTTAAGAGAAGGAAATTTAATTTCATAACCTTTTACATATGCTTTACCAGAACTAACAGTAATTATAAGTTTATTACTATCATTAGGATCATTTCTTACGTTTAATTTCATCCCTTGAACGAGATAATTACCTGATTCATCATAAGTTCTTCTTGCTAAAACTGTTAATAAATCAGAATAATCTGGTCTATTAGGGTTCTTGATAATTACTTTATCGTTAATTTCCCATAAAGGAAAAATTCCAGGTTTATTAGCATCTAAAACTATAACTTGTTTTAATCTATCAGCGCCACTATTGTTATAGTTATAATATCCTTGAGCTGGATCAGTTAAAGAAGGGTCTTCTTGGTAAGTTACTATTGATTCTTGTATTTTTAACCCAATAAATTCTTCACCAGCACCTCTTATAGTTATAGTTTGTTCGTGTACTGGATATACCTTTCCGTTAGCGTAAAAATTACCCTCTTTAACTGTAGCATATGTAATAGAATCTATAGTATAGATAGATAATTCACATCCATTTACGATTGTACCATTTTTATAAATAGTCCTAAAATTAGAATCTAATTGATCATAAATCAAACTTTGAGATTGTGTTAACTCTCTTGCCTGCACAGCTCTACCAGGATTAAACAAAAGTTGTTTGTAATCTTTTTCATATTGCGAATCATGATCATCATAATATGGATGCTGTTCTAAATTCATGCATGTCTCCTAAACTTCTTAAAATTCTAAAATTATAGAAAGTTTTTCTTTTTGATTTATATCTCTTACTGTTGGAGTCCTATTATCTATATAATGAAGTAAACCTTCTTGTGTTAACTCCGATTGTAAGTATTTATCATTTGTACAAATTGTATCTGTTCCATCCGTTGGATCTTCTAATAAACCAATTTGTCTATATGTGATTAATGGATAATTATCATAATCTAAAAGTACTTCTAAATAGATATTTACTACATCTTCTGTATATATATCTGCTGCTAAAACTTCTGCCCATCTTGAATCTCTATATTCTATTTCACCTGATACATCTGGTTTAACAAATTTAATTGTATTTATTTTAGATATAAAATTAAGTTCTTCTACAGCAGTCATATCTTCTGTAACTACTGGAGGATTTTGCTCGTCAGTCCAAGCAGTAGTTCTACCCACTCCCATATAAAGAACTTTTTGAGTAAAATCTAACGCTCTTTTTGTTCTTCCGTTTAATGTTATTAATGACATTTATTTATTCCTTTTTATTTTATGGCCAAATAATGGATTCAGGATCGTTACTAATAGCAAGTTGCTCACACAGGCTTTGATACTCAGCGAATACTTGTAGCTGTCTAATAGCATAAGTATCTTCAATATCTATTAAGTCCTGCTTACTTAGTTGCGCCGTAGTGTTGTCGTACATGATCCAAGTTATTGTTGTTGGATTACCGAGTGTTCCCCCATTTGCGGATAGCATCTTTGATGTTTTCGCGATCTTGATATCGTCCTACTTGTACGTTGTTGATAGGCGCTGCAATTTTAATATCTCGCACCATCTTGAGATAATCACGTGTGCCAGGTGGTGTGTTAGAGTTGATGTAATCGTACTCCCACCCAATGTACTCCACGCCTTCATCATCTGTGCGCGTAATTTGTGCAGCATTAAATCTGTATTGCCATCCGCCATTGTGTTTAACGTAGTGGCTTGGTTGCTGTGTGCTGTAGCCTTTATTCATTGTTTATCTCCTTAATTATGCACTCGCTTTCTTGTAACATAAGCGCCCGCTGAGATTACCATGACGCTACAGCCATACGTTCCCATGTATTAGCAGCAACGCAGAAGTAAACATAGCCAGATTCAACAGCATAATCACCCTTGCGCCCTGATGCTGTAGCAGATGCAGGTACATCTACAAGGCGTCCATAATTCTTCTTATCCTCCGTAGCCATCGTACCCAGCATACCATTAGTCGGTACATGCTCAGGCTTGCGGCCTACCTTAACTACGCTGCTCATTTACGCACCTCCTATTACGCCGAAGCGTTGCGGGGGAGTTACTTGTATTTGGTTGCCTTCTCCGTCATCTATCATGTAGGGAGCGGTTGAGTAGACGGATTCGTACTTGTCGTTTAGAGCGGTGTCGTTGAAGATAGTGGAGTAAAGAGTATCTGCTGTACCCTTGCCTGTGAACGGTGCTTCCGCTAATACCTCTACACCTTCCATGCCACGCCATTGGGTTGCTTCTTCGTCATTAAGCCTTAGATAAGCCAACATGGAGTTACCGTTTATTGCTGCTGGTGTGCGGGCAATTCCAGTAACTACGGGAGGCTGGGCAATAGTGCCGTCCTCGTTCTTTTTTAATAGGTTAGGGTAATTTGTAGCTAAGTATCCTGCGAAAGTTGGGAAGTCCTGTATGTATATAATTGCGTCAATCATTATTTATTCCTCCGTGGTTAGGGCGATAAGGTTGTTATCAGTAAGTGCTTTTGGGTAGTAGGCTAAGTGACGGATGTGGCCGTTGAGTGGAAAAGACCCACTCGGAGTAGATGCTCCAATTGACAAATACGATACAGTTGGCAACCCTGAAATATCCCCACTTTTGACATTGTTCCCATCAACTGATACCGCTGCTGATGTGAGATCAAAAGAGGCCGCCAATCTGTGATAAGACCCGATATTGGACTCAAGTACATAGCTTCGTAAATCGGTTTCTGTAACATTATTACTAATTATCCAAAGCTCACGAAAGGGGCTATTTACCCACTGTATTGAACGGATTACATTATAAACACTACCATCGTTAAATGAAATAGGAGTTCGATAGCCAGCCCTATCAGAATATACAAAATCTATAAAGTAACTACCCTCATTCTGATTGTAAAAATCACTGAAGTCAGTGCCACCAATATAAGCCACATCCGCTGCACGAGTCGTAGCCGTTGAGGTGCTGATATCTGCTGCACGCGTTACTGGTGCTGAGGTTGTTGGGATGTAGGATGTTGGGTAAGAGCCTTGTTCTAGTTGTGCTCCCCAGATGTAAATGCCTGATGTGCCGTCACCTGTGTAGACAGATGAATTATCAGCATCCGCTATTCTATAGCCGGGGCTGTTAGACGTAGTAGAGGTTGCAGTAGCCGTAACTGAACACTTATACCAACCGTTACCTACATCTTGTATATACGGGGTGCAGTTTGATGAAGTCCCCATAGAGCCTGTAGACAAATTAAAATAAGCAAACGGTTGAGTACCAAAAGCACTACCTGTACTTTGAAAATGAAGATCAACAAACAGCCAATTTCTTTCTGCCCCTTTAGCAAACACTGTATGCGTGTATGAAACCCCAGAGGTAAAAGAAATAGAGCTAACTATTTGAATACGATGTGTATTACTGGCAGTAGTATCTTCAACCAATTTATCAGCAGTAGTTGTGCCGTCTGGCGCAATAATAGCATTAGCAGAAACACTAGCCCTTATTAAGCTCCAAACAGCACTATCAAAATTCTCACTATAAGTAAGCAAATTAGTCGAACTATCCTCAAGCAACAGTTTAGGCGGAGCAGTTAAATCAGCGGGGTTGTAGTTATACCTCGGCTCGTCTATACCAGCTATTTGTATATACCCGTTGCTATCATAATATAGTGCTGTAGAAGCACGAGAGGTGAAGGATATGTCCGAAGGTATATAGGGTGAAGGGGAGGAG